AAAATGACTGACCGTTGCACCTGCCATGATGTTCTTGTAATTAAGAACTTGAACCGTTGGTTCAAAGAAAAGTGGGTGGATGTTAGTAGAAAAGATAAGGATGGTAAGCACCCTCCTTGTGGAAGAAGTAAAGCAAAAACATCTAGTAAAGGATACCCAAAATGTAGACCTTCTGTTAAAGTAAGTAGTGAAACACCTAAAACAAGCGGCTCAATGTCTTCAGGACAAAAACAAGCGGCTACTAAAAGAAAACGAGCCAAAAAACAAGGTGTCGGTGGAAAACCTACTATTGTAAAAGAACAACAAAAACTACCTTCATCTTTAACTCAAGGTGCTACTACTAGCCCGCTTACTGCCGATAAGTGGTTCAAAAAGCCGGTTTCACAGCCTACACCCAAACCTGCTGATTCTTCTACAACTCAAACATCATTAACAGAATTTCAAAAAGCATTTGATTTTCTTAAAGAACGTAAATCTCCTGAAGCCAAGCAGCATAAGTTGGAATACGACAAAAAATACGAGTCTAGCCCGGAACGAGTAAAATATCGAGAGGAACTAAATCGCGAGAGACGGCGCAGGGGCATCTATGGGTCAGGTGACCATATGGATGTAAGTCATACACAAGGTGGGAAATTAACCCTTGAGAGTGAACACGCAAACCGGGCTAGGCATTTCAAAGGTCGTGGAACTCTCAGAAGCCAATAATCCAATTTGTCTAATGTATAATATAGACTTTACATACATATTATATCTTATGTATATACTATACATCGGATTATTGGATTCTTTACTGGGGTTTTGTTCAGAACCTTTATGATGACCCCTTTGGTGGCCTCAGTCGAGGTCAAAGTATGCAGGGCGATAACAACGACTCAGAAATTAGGCTGATGGGGCTTATCATAAGCCAATCAGCATTGATAGGTGTAGCAGTTGCTATTTTCGATAGTAAACTGTGGTTAGTAAATGATGAAACGTGGATGAACGGGGTGAATTATGCTATGGGGGCTTTCGCTGTTCAAGGATTGGCTTATTACTTGTTTAAAATGTTCTTTGAAAGAAATCTGAGAGAAAGGGCAAGAATAACAGAATTTCAAAGGCAACAACAAAACCGATTTAGAAATATTCAGGTTTCATTTGACCAACGCCGTTCTGATATGGAATTGAGAAGGCAAGAATTAGAATTAGAAAAAGAACTTAGGTGGATGGAACAAAATCCCGACCAAGTACCGAACACATTTAATCCGGCTATGAGGGATGTTGATAACCAATCAAATCTAGGTTTAGATTATCATTCCACTCTAAATCCATCTTTGGTTTCAACTAACGAAGAAGCATATCAATGGGCTTTGCAAAATCCAGTTTCTAGCACACCTAACAAAACACCTGTTCACAAAGCGAAAATTACTGAGTCAAAGTCGCTTGGTGTTAGTGAATTAAACAACATGGCTGACGAACTTTCAGACATACCATTGAAAAAAGATGGCACACCTGACTTGAGATATAGTAAGAATCGTGATTGAGCATGGGGAAGATTTTCAAAACACCAAAAGATGACTCTGTTGAAGAAACGCTACGTGCTATGCACTTAGCAAATACTGTAGATAACGTCTACGAATGGGGTTATGGTTGGGTTAGAACAATAATTGTTAGTGTTGTATCTGTTCTTACAGTTAGCGCCACTGAATTATATTACGATGTTTCACTTTGGTCTATAACTGTTGAGTGGTTTTTACAAAAGGTAGCAGATTTTGGTAACTGGTTAGTCGGTTTAGTGAGTTGACACTATGTCCATGACGGGCAGTGTTCTCATTGGCGCAGCCCTTTGGGGTCAGAATCTCTATAATTCTTGGAAACCGAGGTCAGTTGCTGTTTATGGAACTAGTATGGTTGGTAAAACAACTTTAGACAGTTATCTTACTACTCCGGGTGAAATGGAGGAGATATCAGAAGATGAAAGAACAGAACATTTCAAAATACTAACTAGATACATTTTACCAAGGGCTACTAAAAAACGAGTTCATTGGAAGGGTGAAAAGAGAGTTGTAAATTCAGCAGATATTGGTGGTCAAGAACGATATTGGAATTTATGGGTTGAAGATATGGTATCTCGCCAAGTTGAGGCTGTTGTCTATATGTTTGACGACCGGGCTTTCAAAGGAGGTATGGAAGGGGTTGAGCAAGTTGCAGGTTTCAAATTCTTAGTTGACACTTTAATAAAAAGGAATTATCGCTATAGAACCCTAAAAAGTAGATGGCGAGGTAAAAGATATGCCCCTAAAGTTATCATGTTAGTTGGTAATAAAGCAGACCGCTTTTTCGATGAGAATGCAGCGATGCTTTGGCAACAGGGAAGAATAGGAGAGCACAAAATTTTCGACCCATTTCGTGATGATTTAATTAGATTACAAAAAGCAGGTATTAGGACAAAACGTTCTTTCATGGCTACAAGAATTGGATGGAATGTAGAAGTAACTATGCTCGATTTATTGAGCGGCTAACAATTATCCTTTTGAATGACCCCACCAATATCCTTTTGAAGAACTAACATTTCGGTGATACTATGGCTAGAGTAAAAAACGATACCACCCTCGTAGCCACCGGAGGTGGGTCGAATAGTCTACGCTCTACAGTTCCAATTTGGATTATAGAGCAATTTGACTTAAGACCCGGCGACCGATTAGCATGGAAGTTAGACATAGAAGATGGGGATTTTTGTATCAAAGTGAATCCAGTAAAGGAAGTGTAAGTAAATGAATATACCTTTTTCGGGTGATAATCAATACTCAAACTTAGGATTTTCAAATGATGCCGCACTTATGGCTTTAGCAGCACAGGGGAATCCACAATTAACTAGAGCGGTTTTAATGGAACAGGCTGCTGCTCAAAGAGAAATGCAACAAATTGCAAATCAAAGAAATCTTGAAGTTCCAAAAGTTAACTTTTATCCAAGTACTCATGCTAATCCTAGAAAGGCTAGAAGTCAAGATATTAGACAAGCGTACAAATTACTTAGACCGACTAAAAGAAGTTTTTTTGACCCAAGAAGGTGGTTTGGTTCAAAATATCTATACAACAAACAATCTCATCTTTGTGTGGTTGATGGTTGCGACTGTAAAGAGTTAATTCAATATGACAATCTCTATGCAAAAATATGTGATGATGAGACTGGCCGAAGTCTTTGGGATATGTATTGGCAAAACCCTGTGACTGGAGAGGCTGAGGCGTTTTTGGCTATGGAAAACGTTACTAGTGGTAGGAAAATGAGAGGTACTTATTGTCCTGAACATCTTCATTTATACCATCTTCTTTGTAAGTGGGAAGCCGAAGAAGAAAAAGAAAATGAAATGAAACCTTCTAGATTTAGAGATAAAGTGAAAAAAGGAGTCTCAATTGTTACTGTCCCAGTTAGTATTGCTAAAAAAGATGAGACACCTGTTCCTGAAATGCTACAAAAATACGAACCATTCTTTGAAATGCTTGAAAGAGATTCAAGAAAAACTAGTGGTATAAATATTATTCATTACAAAAACCCTGAAACTGGTATGAATGATTTAACATCGGTCCATTTTGACTTAAGAATATTCCAAAAAGAATTGATGCAAATGAATCAACCCACACCTGCTTTCCAAGAAATCTTGAATCAACAGACTAATGAGGCGACCCCCCCTGTGCCACCACAACAACCGCAATGAGGTGAGAAGAAATGGTCGGCCTTTTCAGTAATAATCAATCACAACAATTAGCGTCAAATTCACTTAACCTAAGCCAAACTGGTGCTCCTATGGGTGCTGGTGTGAACGGATTTGCACAATCGCCTATGCAAAATGGTATGGTTGGAAATCCTATGGTGCAGGGTCTTTTTGGCGGAATGGGGTATGGAGACCAGTACAATCAATACGCTAACGCCCCAGTAGCACCCCCTTCAGATAGTGAAATTTTAGATGCAATGTTGCAAACTTTGAACCCGATTGATAAGTTCTTTGTGAGTCAACAAATGCCTGTATTCATTGATATGCTAACAAATATTATGACTTTTTCTTTACTAAATGTATTAAAAAACTCTACATTTTCTTTAAATGAAGAAGATGCCTCTTTAACTTTGGATGTAACCTCTCTTCCTAGTGATTTACAAACTTTAAGTGCAGAAAACATTGTTGCTCAATTATCTAATCTACAAAATCAATCTAACGCCATAATTCAAAATGCTGAAATGAAAAGGCAACAAATTTTAGCAACAGCAAATCAAAGTATGCTTCAAGGCGCTCTTGGCGCTGCTTTGGAAAATCCGGGTATGATGGAAAGCATGGGCAACGCATTAGGTTCAACTGCCCGCTCTTTGATGTTTGGAGGTAGAGCATAATGTTAGATAATAACCCCTTAACTATAATTCCTAATCAATTGACAAATTTATCATTAGATATGTGGAGTCCAAAAAGAAGTGTAGTCATAGATATGATTATGGTGCAACTAATTAGTTTGATAGTGTTAATGGTTGCAGTTTTGTTATTTAAAGGGGACTCTTTGAACACAAATGAGGCTACTTTTTTCATATTTGGTTTGTTCACGTCTTTGGTATTTTTATCCGCTGTTTACGGTAGAATAACACAGATGCAGAATTAAGTTTATTGGGCTACCCCTCATAAGCGATACTAATGAGTGATAACGCTCGTGTTTCTAAACGCTCTTGCGCCTTCTGTCAATCAGAAGAAAGAGATGCTTTGGAAGCCTCGCTTTTGGCTGGTGAGTTTTCAGCAAAACAGTTAGACAAAGATATGGGTTGGAGGGCGAATACCGCTGACCGACACTTCAGAAATCATATGGGTGAATACCATATGGCTGCTAATCCTTCTTGTGTAATTTGTTCTCATCCTGAACGTGCTAATTACGAGAGTCGTTTTTTCGCTGATGGTAATGAAATTGATAGCATAGCCGATGAATTAGAAGTTGCTGAGAATACGGTTTACCATCATATGAAGCACCACTTCCAACCTTTAGTTCAAAAATCAGCAGCAATAGAGGTTGCTTTTTCTGTAGGTCAGGAACTTAATCTTTTGAGAAGCAACGCTGAGAGGTTAAATTATAAATTATCAGAACTACTTTCCGAAGGTTCAGTCCATGAAGACGGTTTTGTTCGTGATGCTGTATCTCTTCACAAAGAAGTTCGTGAAACTGTGAAAGATTTACTCAAATTTAATGACCAGTGGGGAGGAGATACCACTGAGACAACTATCAATCAAACGATTAATGTCCTTAAGGTCGAACTTGCAAAAGAAAGTCCTGATAGTTGGAAACGAATTAAGGCACAATTGCTTGAAAATACTGGGGGTGAAACTTTTGAGGCCGATTTACATTGATGAGTTATTTGTTTCAAACCACCCCGGTTTCCAACTTCTAAATAATTATCCAATCATAAATGAAAAACAACTTCCAACTTTCTTAGATTATGTTTCTCTTGTATTTCAAAAATTCAATTCATACGTTGAAAGGTCAGAATATGGTTTGCATTTTGGCGACCAAATTGTTGACTTGATAGAGATGTTAAGGGCACTTTGTGAAACAGATGAGCCGGAAATTGTTTTCCATGTTAGGGCCGAATTAAGGAAGACAATTCCCCTTGTTCAAGATGAATTATCTAAGATGGGTAAGTGTTTTACAAGCCCTTCTTCCATTCAAGACTTTTATGAAGACATAGCCAGTGCGCTATACCGCTCTTCGATGTACATCATGGGGGATTCTATCTATGACTGAAGGAATGATGGGAAGGGGTTCTGATACCCGAATCTACAATCCTAGGTCAGAATCGTCATATATGTTCAGAAATAATGGTGAAGAAGACAACTATTCTCCTTCAGACCCAAGGTATGCTGACGCTGAAAAAGAGAAGAAACAAAAGAAAAAAGAAGAGCAGGAGAAAAAAGAGAAATCTCGCAAGCATATCAAGGTTAAACCTAAGATGCTTAGAGAGTTTGAAGAAGACGAAGATGAAGAAGAAGACCGTGATGATTCAGAAAAAATAGATGCTGACCGTGAGTTACATTCTCAGACTGGCGCTGCTGGTAATTTTGGTTATCTTTCAAGTCTCGCTGGTGGCGCAAAAGGACCGGGTGCTGCTCGTGGAGAAATGGTCGCTATGAGCGAGCCGATGGAACACGCTTGGTCTGAATTACTCAAAGCCTCCAAAAAAGAAAGAGAAAAAAGAATGAAGCAGGAGGCTAGAGCAAAAGGTAAGCCGAGCACTGGTGATTTCAAAAAACCAAAAGGTGGATACAGTCCTAAAAGTGCAACTTCTAGAAGAGCCAAAGCGCTTAGTCGTTCATTAGGTGGCTCAAAGAAAACAGGTCTTGGTCGAGCGCATCTTGCTGTAGAGATGAGTCACCGCGGTATCAAAACAAAACAACCAATGCGATTAGAAGACCCTCGTAAATATCAAAAATTCCAAGCACAACAGGCTTCTCGTGCACAACAAGGTCAAATTAGAACACAACCTATAACCCCACAAATTACTCAAGGGTATGGGTATTCAACAAGAGGAATGCCAAAACCCAAACTAAAACCACATAGACCACCACCAATTCAACCACCCACTATTGCAGGAGCACCACATCTCGCTATGAGTGGGGCATCTCAAGTCGCTATGAGTTTTGATGATTTCAAAGGAAGTGATATTCAAAAGAGGTATGATTGGGCTACTGTTCAAGAATTACGACACTTATTGAATAGAACCAAGAAATTATTGAGAGAAAAGGAGCAAAAGAAGAAAGGATACGGTACTAAAGATACAGGTGGGGGAGGCTCAAATCTTCCAAAACATCCTGAAAATGGACCAAAACAAACCACACGACCGGAGGGTGCAACGGAAGATGCTAAGACTGACCCAAGGCATTTCGGCTTAGATTCTACTGGGCATGATGTAGGTCGTGGAGGTAGAACTGCTTGAGATTAATCAAGGGTTTTCGTGGCCGTCTTCTATTGAAGGGTGATGGTAATCACGGAATTCATCCGGTCACTGGTGAGATTTTCTATTACGGAAATCACCCTGAAGAACTAATGTGGGGTAATCACGAAGGTTCTCATGAGAATGGTTTTGACCGACCGAAATTTTCACATTACGGAAATCTTGGTGTTCCAAAAGGGCAGTGGGGTAAAGGAGAACATGGTGAACACGTTTGGCGAGACGAATTCGGTATTGACCATATGCATGGTCTAGATGGTGTTATTCGTAAAGTCGGTAATATGTTGGGAAGTTATGGAAAACAACAAATTCCAAAAGAGGTAGTTCAAGAGGCTATTGATAGATACAATAGTGAAAGAGCAAAAAGAGGTGATACTGGACATTTATTACCTGATGTAGATAGCCCTGAATGGCGACAACTCCGATATGGTGATTTTCAAGCCGGTAAAAACAAAGAAGAAGCACTCGGTATGAGGACTCATGGTTCTCACGGAAGTGAAGAAGAAGGTACAGTTCAACATGATAAATTAGCAACTGTTTTTACAAATAGCCATGAGCATCCAGTTTTAGGTAGATTTGGTGAAACATATTCCATACCTTTCGCTCACTTTTTGAAAGATGTACTTATGGAAAACGGGTTACAATTAGGAAAATATGATGAAGGTTTAACACATCATTACATTGGAGTAGATGATTTATCGGTAAATCCTGAAACTGGTGTACCAGTAGGCTCACGAAAAAGAGGAGGTGCTGGTAAACAACTCGGCCCAAGTGGAGAAATGTCCGATGAGTGGATGAAAAGGATGAATGTTTCTCAACCTGACATGGCTGTTGGTGAGATACACCCTTGGCAAATTATTCATCATTTACCTGATGTATTTTATAGAAAAGGTGGGGGAGGAAGACCCACTAATACCGCTCAGTTTGCAAAGACTTTACTTTCTTTAGACCAAACTAAAATGCCTCCTGAACTATTAGAAACACCAATTCTACAAGATGAAGGTGGAGTTGTAACATTAAGAGACGCATTAAGTAACGAAACTTATGCTAATGCTGCTGTAAGAAAATTAGCACAAACCCCTGCAATCCTTCATCTATTGATGGGTGATGCCACACAGGGTATCACTGGTCAAGTCGTAGATTTTTTGAAAAATTCAATTCAAACTCCTGAAGATGCAATGGACTATAATCAGTTTAGAACTCATGTAAAAGCGGGAGGAATAACCACTGATTATCAACGTTCTAGAGGAAAAAGAAGTCAAGAGGCCGCTGCTGATTTGTTTGCTTTTGCTAATTTAATGGGAGAAAACCCCGAAAATCCCGGTGTTAGTAATTTGAAAAATGCAATAGAACATGACTATAATCTTCACGAAGACGTAGAAGGGCAAGAAAATTTAGCAATTGCTTTCGCTAATGCTCTATCTCATCATCATGAACATGAACCCCAGCGGGGAGTTTTATCCACAGAAGAAATGCCTTCTACTGCTCACGCTGGTAGAATGAGTTCAGGTGTAGCGAGACAGGATTTCCCTCAACACGTTCAAGATTACTATATTCATACTCATAATCCAGTTGCATCTAAACAAACTGCACCTGCACCTGCACCTGCACCTGCACCAAGAGAAGAGGCGAGATTAGCACCGAGACCACCTGCTCCTGCTCCTGCTCCTGCTCCTGCTCCTGCTCCTGCTCCTGCTCCTGCTCAACCTTCAGATGCAGAACTTATGACAGCGAGAAGAGCATTCCAATATGCGACACCTCAACAAGCAAGAAGGGTTTACGTTGCTAGAACTGGATTAGGGCAAGAAGGTAGAGCAGCCCCCGATTTTACTTCTCCTGAAGCCCAACAAAGATTAGCAGCGTTTCAAAGCGCAATAGCAGACCCGTATCAACAGACTCTTACTCCTTTCATGAAAAGTCAAGATGCTCAAAATCGTTTGATTAAAGCGATGGAAAATATTCAGATGAAGGCTGCTAATCTTAATCCTGATGTCAAAAAATTACTTCCTAGTTCTTCTTTGAATATGGGTAAGGAAGAGGATATCTCCTATATGGCTCAAAAAATGGGCATAGCGAAAAACGACATTAGAACTATTTTACTTTCAAAAGGAGATTGGGAGAGAGTTTCAAATACTTTTGATATCAACCCAGTTATTGTAAAAGCCGTTAAGTTGGCCTTCAGGGGTGATTCAAATGAGTAAAGTTCTCGTTTTGAAGAATGAAGCCTCTCCCGTTGGTGTGGGGGCTGCTGCTAATTCCGGGCTAAGTGATTTGTTTAGCACAGGAATTGGCTATCTTACTGGAGCACAGGTTAGGCAACGTGCTGATAAATTAAATCTTACAGAACCTGAAAGAGAAAAATTTAGTACTGCTCAAAAAAGAGCAAGAATGCTCGCTAATCTTTACGGTGCAGGAAGAGGTTTGGGATATTTAGGTCAAGGATATTTACGAGGTAGACCTAGACCTATTGAGTCTATTATGCAAGGCGTACAAAGTGCACAGATGGCGGGTGCTTCGGTTGAACCTGTATTAACTAGAAGGGCATTATCTAACATTGAAGCAGCAAGAGAGGCGCAAGAGCAAGAAGATGGATTTGGAAGAGTAGCAGTAAAACCGCCAGTAGAAGAAATACTTAGACCTCAAACACCTGCTGAAACAAGACGCTATGCTACCCAAGAAGGGCAAACTACCTTTTCACCTGAAATTACAGGTGGGTTACCATCCTTGAACCAACCGACAGTTGAAGCAACACCTACTATGACTGGTAAAGAAGTGGGTGTTTTATCTCAAAGACCTACAGCCAATTTAGCAGAACCAACAGTAACGCCACAACAAATGCGAACACTTTTGGATGAGTATGACAAGTCTAATTTCCAAGATAAAAGAGATAAAGCACAGGAAAATCAACCCGATTTAACTGGTGGTGCTAGTGGCTCGACAATTATGGGGGGTTAATTGAATGGCTGAAGATATGCAAGACTTTATCCAGCAGATGGATAGGGAAATGAGCAAGAAGTCATTCGATTATTTTTTTACAGAAATCTTAGGTTTTGAGTTAAGTTGGCATCACGAAAAATGGGGTAAAGGGTTAGATTCTAACCGATATTATTGCGTTAAAGCGTCTCGTGACCACGGTAAATCTGTATTTTTCATGTCTTATGCTCTTTGGTTAGCGGCTTTTAATCCCGGCACACATATAATGATTTTTTCACATTCTTTGGAACAAACTCTTGAACATATGCGTTTTATTAGAAACAATATTGAAGGGGCTGATTGCCTTCGTTCATTAAAACCACAAGGAAAACCGTGGGCTAAATCTTACTTTGAGTTTTCAAATGGCTCTCGTATTATGGCTAAGTCCGTTGGTGGTGCTACTCGTGGTTTCCACCCTGATGTTGTAGTTTGTGATGATATTCTTTGGGGTACTACTGGAACTGAGTTGCAAAGAGCAGCAGATTGGTTTTACGGTGTTTTACTACCTGTTCTCCACCATTCTAGTCGCTTGATGATGGTAGGTACACCTTTCTCATACAACGACTTATACGCTGAATTAGAAAAGAAAGAGACTTTTACTGTTGAGACTTATCCCGCAATAAATACCAAAGGAGAGGCGCTTTGGCCTTCTAGATGGAATCTTGAAGCGTTAGAAGAACGAAGACTATCCATGCCAGCGATTCAGTTTAGCCGTGAGTATCTGTGTGAACCGATTCATGATGTAGCGAGTATGTTCCCAATGGACATTTTAGAAATGGCTAGAGATGAAAATTTGACTCTTATGGAAAGAGCAGAATCAAATTATAATGAAGAAGGAGAGCCTGATGGGGTATGGGGTCAGCATTTCATAGGTCATGACCCTGCAATTTCTTCTGATAAGAACGCTGACTTTACTGCCATGACTGTTATGCGTATGTTACCTGATGAAGATGTAAAACAAATTGTCCATGTGGTACATGAAAGGGGAATGTCTTCTATGGCGCAAAAAAGAATGATGGTTGTTTTGAATAATAGATTTCAACCTGATTTAATAGAATTAGAAGGTAACAATTTCCAACGTATGCTTGAAGCAGAAATGAGGGAAATGGCTGCTGATATGCCGATTAAGGTGTTCATGACAACTCGTACAAAGAAAGAATCTCTATTCATGTCTTTGTTACTAGCCTTTGAGCAAGGCCACATCAAAACACCATATGGTGATGAGAAGAGTCGAGAATATACTCATAAATTAGAACAAGAATTAAACCGATTTGGTATGCAGAAAAATGGTCGTCTAGAAAGTGTCGGTACTCATGATGACTTGGCAATGAGTATCGCTTTAGCAAATTGGGCTACTAAAGAATTCAAAGGGTCAGTTGTACTTCTTGACGACGTTTTACCGGGCATTGACGATTGGTATGGTGGGGCTACAAAAGCAAATTCAAGTTGGATGATACCGTAGGTGATTAAATGAATGCATTTGAGGAAAGTTGGGAATTTTTGAAATCTAAAAAGAAGCCGTTTCATGGATATAATCCTAAGAAACACGCAAAGACTGGTGGTTTGAGTGCTAAAGGGCGAGCACATTTCAAAAGAACGACAGGTGCTAATCTCAAAAGACCTGTAACTAAGAAACCGAGTAAACTCAAACGTGGTAGCAAGGCTTCAAAAAGGCGAAAGTCGTTCTGTGCACGTATGACTGGTGTTAAAGGGCCGACAAGTAAAAAGGGTAAATTAACACCGAAAGGTGCAGCATTGAAGAGGTGGAACTGTTGAATTTGACTATTATTGAAGAAGAAAATATGAATACAACGTTGTGGGTACAGGAACATAGATAAAGGTCATTTAAGGGGTCAATTACTATGTGGGGTAGCGCATTTCTTGAAGACTCTTATCCTATTGAGAAATCTCAACCCGAAAAAGAAACACCAGTGGTAATAAAACAATCATTCTTTTCTAATACCGGAGAGGGCTGGTTTGAGACACATTTAGGGTGTAGTGCTGCTGATTTTGTGGATAAACTACGCAAAATGCGAAGAATTCACAAAGATGCAAAATACGATATTGACGATGTAATTTCTGATATTAGATTACTTAAAAGGTTAGAAGTAGAGGCTACATTGAATCAAATTCCGTGGGCAGAAGAGCGACAGCAAACACTTCGTAATTTAGGATTAAGCGATAGAGATTTGAAAAGTCTAAGAAGATTTTCAGATTCTAGAGAAGTCGGACTCGTCAAGGCTTGTTTGCTTTGGGAAAAAGCAGATGAAACTCTCAAAACTTTAGATGAATTTGAAGATGTTTGGGGAGAAGAAGAGCAAAATGCATGGGCTAGTGCTATGAAAATGCGTACTGATGCCCGAAAAATGTGGAAAACATCTCTTCATCAAATAGATAAATTAAATCAAAAAGACCGTGAAACTATAGAAAAATCCGCAGAAGTTCTTCAAAAGAATGGACCAATGGGTTCTCGTGCTATATTTGAGTCTCTTACAGATGATAACATTCTCCATAAAAGTATGACTGCTTCTAAATTATCAAAATTGCTTCAAATGTATGGGGAAGAAGTTGATGTAACTCAGGGTGCAAAAAAGGGCACTTTTGTAAAGATGGATAAAAATGGCCTTATTCTGAAAGACCCGTTTGCTTATGCAGCGGGTTTCTTAGATGCTGACGGCTACATTACAATTACAGGTCGTGGTGAACCAAGAGCCGGTTTCGTTGCGACTGGGCAAAGAGGTAGGTCGCATTGTGAGCAATTACACAAAACTCTAGATTGTGGGGTTTTACAATTAGACCAAAAAATATCTAAAAATAGTAATAGAACCCAACATAGATTACAATTTTACTCTAAAAGTGATATTGAGAAATTACTAAAATCTATACTTCCACATCTAAAAATGAAAGACGTTCAAGCAAAGGCGGTTTTGCAATATATCCATGAAGGCGACCCTCTTCGTAAGACAGAATTGCAGCGGGTCGTGAGGTATAACAACTGGAAAGATGATGCTTTGAAAGCCGACTCCTTGTTGCAAGAATGGGATTGTAGTTCAGATGATATCGCTAAGTGGTCGGAGGGATTGTGATGGCAGATGATGATAGTAGAGTGAGTAGATTTCTTTCAGCCCTTTCTGCCCCTTTCCGAAGGAGGACTACTCCACAACCACAGATGCCTCTTTACACAACTGGTATTCAAGAGCCTGTTCTCGCTCAAGGGATTACGCTACCAGCGCTATATGCTGTATCTCGTGAAAATTTAATTTTGAGGACAGTTTTATCTAAATTAAGCCAAGAAGTGTTCCGAAGGGGATATTACTGGGAAAAGTCATTTGAAAAGAAATGTGTTGATTGTGGTGAAGAATACCAACATTCTGTAGATTTTTGTAAATTGTGTGAGGGGGAAGTTAGAGGACCGGATGCTCAGGAAATTATCTACCCCAAGTGGTTGTTAAAGCAAGAAAACAGTATGGAACAGTCATTTATGAATGTCCTTCAAGAAATTGAAAACGACCTTAACATTGTAGATGATGCATTCTTAATTCTCATAAAAGAGTACTACGTCAATCCTGATAGTGGTGAAATAGAGTTTTATCGTGTGAAAGATATCATGCGTGGTGACCCCATATTTATGCGAATTGTAGCAGATAAGAGAGGTGTTCGTGGTGGAAGGTACAAGGTGTGTCCACTTCACAGAAGTGAAGTTTCTTATCCCGGTCAAGAAGATAAGTGTCAAGTCTGCGGCTCAGAAATGGAAGACGCTCACTACGTCAATATGGCTGGGAGTGGAAAAACTCAATATTACATCAAGGGAGAAGTTATCCACATAAGTAAGTACAATCCTTCCAAACTTTACGGAAAGAGTCCAGTAAATACAATGTGGAGACAAGCAATGACTCTTACCGCAATGGACAATTATATGTACACTGCTTATCAAAAACGAAGAATTCCAAAAGGTATTATTTCGGTTACCACAGATAATCTTGAATCAATGAAGTCTTTTTGGAAGTCTGTTGATGAAAAGATGGAAAGAGACCCACACTATGTTCCTAAAGTCGGTATTGAATCTTCTTCAGGCCGTGGCGGTGTGAACTGGGTTAAGTTCATGGATACTCTTGAAGAGATGCAGTATATCGCCGTAAGAGATGAAATTCGTAACAGAATAGCCGCTTATTATGGTGTGAGTGCTATATTTATGATTGATAATGGTAAATCAGGTGGGCTGAACAACGAAGGTATGCAAATCTTAGTTACCAATAGAGCAGTTGAATTTGGACAGAAAGTGTACACTGAGGTTCTATTCCCTCGTATGCTAAAGGAAATGAATGTTTACGATTGGAAACTAACATTGTATCCAAACGAAGAAGAAGACGAAATTACTAGACTACGCCGTGATGAGATGGAGGCTAACTTGGCACAAAGAATGATGATGTTAGGTTATCAGCCTGAATTATTAGAAGAAGGAAAGCGTGATATTAGATTCGTTTATCGAAAACAAGAAGGTGCTGAAATGCAACCACAACCTGTTGGTGGAGCGCCACCTATGACAGGTATGCCGCCACAAGGAGGAATGTCACAAGGAGTCCCTCCGCAAGGAGTCCCTCCGCAAGTAATGCAACGAGTGATGCCCGGTTCACAGCCCGGTGGCGAAGGGGTCGGTCTAAGAACTCCTAGAGGGCCAGCCTCTCCTGAAAGAAGAGCAACCGCAGGTTCGGGTTCACCAGTCTCAAGTGTCCAACAAAGAGGTGGCGACCCAACTTTAGCACAGAACGTTTCTAACGCTTTGATAGACTCTAGAAGGCCTCGTGGAGCATAAGTGTAATTAAGTGAGTATGTAGTCGGTGGGTTGAGTATCATGGACCTAGCCAAGATGGACTCGTTTGCAAGAAAGATGGATGTACACGTAAAAGCGCTCTCTAGAGCAATAGATGATGGTGACGCTGAACTAGCAAAATCACATCTCCAAGAGGTTCTAAAAGTTGGAACTTTCTTGAACGATGACTTGCATTTCACAATTGAAAAGGCTGAGAACGAAAACCCACTGAATGAATTTGCTAGTGGAGTCCCAGTAATGAAATTCAATGAAAGAGGTGCAAATTTCGACACAGCACAAAGAGACCGAGTTTTACCCGGTACAGTCATCCCTGCTCGTACTAACCACCAAATGCGCCCACATACAGGAACATATGGCGGATTTAGGCCACAGTAGGTGAAGTGAATGAGTGAAGAACCTAGCACAGAGGAGCAACTTATGAACGCTCTAATTTCTAAAATGGAAACTATGGATAACGATATTAAGGCTGTGCAAAGGCAAAACCAAGAACTTAAAAAAATGCTCAACAACCCTACTGCAATCCTAAGAAAATCAGGCTTTGTTAGGGTTGATACCCCATTTTCGGAAGATGTTGAAGCAGACCCATTCCGAAATGATGAGGCTATAATAAAAAGTGATAATTCAGATTTAAACAATTTTACCAACGAAGAAATTCATGAAATGAGTTGGGAAGACATTCACGAAATGGCCGAAAATGTAAAACCGCCGCTGGAGTTGTACTGATATGGTGAGACCGAGATATACTGATGTAAGTGACGAAGCAGTTGCTATGTTTCAAAAAGCACAGCAATTATTAGAAAGAGCAGATACCTTAGAGAAGGCTAAAGTTTGTCCTGAATGTGGTGAAACCGCCAATAAAGCGGCTTGTGTAAAGGCTGGTTGCGGTACTATGGCTAAGGCTCAACCTGATTTTTCTACTTCTTTTAACACAGAACCTCAAAATGTAACTTTTGTTGCAGAATCCGGCGGTCAAACAAGAAACGCCTATTACACTACTAACAATTACACTTTGGATGTAGAAGATGTAGCAAACAAGGGAGCAACATCTCAATCCTATAATATGGATGCTTTGTCTGCTCGTGTAAATACTCACGACAGACCAGTAGAGAGTCACGAGATAGACACTGGTGGGAAAACACCAACAACTGAATGAAGGGTGGGTAGTGTGTGCGTGAAGATGCTGCCGACACATTTGTGAGGGCAAGAGATAATCTTCTTGTTTCCATTAATGACTTCACTGACATAGAATCTTCTTTAGTAGAATATACTTTTGCCAAGGCTAATTTAGATTTGCATGAGTTTGAATTAGAAAAGACTTGGAAAGAAGATGTTTGCGATTTTTTAGCCGACAGCATAATTAAAAACGAGAGTGGTTTTACTAAGACTAAGTTAACTAGACAGCAGAAAAGAGAACTTAGGTCTGCTCGTCACCAAGGTCACGCTTCAAGAAGAGCAGGTTCACCTTCAAGTCACTGGCATAAAAGAATAGTTTCTCACGTTGAGAAGGATTTACCATTAGATGATAGGGAAGAGCACATAAAGCATAGACTCGCTCGTTCTCACGGTTACCCATTTCAAGTTCAAGCAGATTTGTCAAGGCATTTTGGGGATTCACACCCCTTAGATAGAAAGCACAATCCTTTGAATAAAATTGAACCATCTAGTGGTTTACCTTGGAAATATCATATTCTTGCAAAGAGGTTTTTACCACCAGTAGAAGGAAAGCCTAATCGTGCATCTAAAGTAAAAAGTTTTGAAATTGCTGTAGAGTCTTGGCTCGATAAAAATACACCACATACACGAACCAGTACAAATAAACTTAGTAGCGGCAAAACTCCATTTTTAGGTTCATTACATACAGGAAAATCACCAAATACACTTTCCCATGAAGAAGATATGTATCAAAGAGATTTTGAGAGATGGAAAGAGGAAAATGACGATGGTTTATCTAGCGATTTTGATTTAAGAAAACGTCATTTTGCTGATAGAATGCAGGAATGGCAAACTGAAGAAGTAACACCTGAATTTGAAGGTGGGGTTGACCCATTATTAGCAGACTATTATGGAATTGCTAGTGGAACACCTAAAGATTTGGCTCATCCATCTTATTTGTCTGATTTAGCATGGCATATGGGTTTGGAATGGTTAAGTCCTGAAGAGCGAACTAAAGTGTTTGAACATCTTATTGATAAAACGTCAGATTCTAAAGACCAATTTGTAAAATTTGATGATAATTTTGAGTTACCTATGGGTAGATTAAAGCGAAATATGCGTATGAGAGCAACGAATATGTTAGGTCATGTTGAAAATTCGACTATTCATTCAGGACCAAATAACGTAAAACCTAATTTATTTCATTCCTTACAACCCGAAATTTATGAAGAATCCTCCTCTTTATTAGCGGCTTTACATTCTGCACATATTGATAATGAAGGAAAAATATTTTTTCAAGAAGGGGAAGAAACCACACCTCTAGTCGAAAGGGCCATAGAAAATATTCATGACGCTTTAGGGTTAGATGAAGAATTTACAGGCAGTTTAAGTCATATCCCTAAACTCACAAAGAGTGATTTTGCTAAATTAAAAAGAGATTTAGGTGAAGGATTTGGTGACTCTTTGTTTTCAACATTAAAAGAAAAAGAGGTTGAGAAAAAAGAACATAGCAAAGAGTCTCTTTTGTATTCATTAGGGTTTGATAAAAATGGAAAAGAAATTGAGGCCGGTGAGCATCATTATCCAAACCATAGTGGACCACTGATAGATTCAAGACACATGAATGAAATTCTTGATAATATTGGAGATTTTCAAAAAATAGGTGCTCAAAGAGGCTCAATAGAAGATGGTTTTAGTTTCTTTAGTAGTAATAAACCTCACAAGGAATTACTCGCTTTACCACCTGAAATACAAGATGCTGTTAGAGAATTAGGTGGAGTTTACCCTGCTAATGATTTTGCTACTGCATTTTTAGGACCGGCTGCTGGGATAGATAGGCATATTTTCGCTGAGGCTTTACTTGGTCCAACTATGGTGAGTGACCCATCTTATGGGACAGAAGAGGGTTTATTTGCTAATATAGATGGAACTAGATTTTCAGTAAAAGACGGATTGGAAGGGTTATTTGGATTCTTAATTCACCCACATCCTGAATCTTCTACCCTTTCATTACACTCACTTCAACATCCTAAAAGACAGTTAAGTAGGTCTAAAAGACTTCAAAATACAAATTTAACAGAATCAACCCATCCTAATTTTATTGATGCTTTAAGTGGACTTACACCTCAAGAGTCGCTTGAAAAATTTGGAAAAAGTACTACTGCTCATATGGTGAGCGATTGGCTGAATAGCAAACATAAAGATAGCAGACAGCCTTATGGTGGGCAAATATCAATGGGTTTACCTGAAATTTTAGACCCCGATATGTTAGTTACCGATTATGATACTGGTGAAACTAGAAGGGCTGAAGAGATTTATACTAAAACGTTTGATAATCAAATATACCGAGATAGTATTTCAGGTAGAAATGCTTTACACGAAGCGAACATAATGTCAAGAATAAATGGCGACCATAAGGCTAAATTAGAAAACAAAGTTGAAACGAGTAGAGAAATAAGGTCAGGACCGTTCAACGATAAATTAGATTATGATACATTAACTATCATCAATATGGTAAAACATCTTGCTGAATTTTTACCACCTGATTTTTTGAGTGTAGATAATCCTAAATTCAAACAAAATATGGCCGCTTTATTTGCTGATGCTAATTTAGCCTTACACCATCTACCCAGTGAATATTATGAGGGTGTTGAGGGACTATCACCAACTACTAGAGATTTTGGAATAGAAAAAACATCTTTACCTGTTCATGAAAATGTAAGAGGTTTATCACAAAAAATGCGAGATGGGTTTATAGTAACTAACAAAACTTCTATTGATGATTTTATTGAAGATTTAGGTTTCCCAAATGATTCTGAGCATAGAGAACATTTGAATAAAACACTTTCAACAATTCCTGATGGTGAAGAGAGATTTATTCAATCTGTAAAGAATATAGCCCATGAAGCGTCAGGGATTGAAGAAGATTATGATTCTGAAATTTATGATAATCATGGTCAATTTAGCAAGTACACTACAATAGAAGATAGAATGAAAGAGGCAGTAAAAAGAGGCAAAAGAGACACTCCTGAATTTGAAAGAATGGGTAAATTAAGACCAACTGAAAGAGAGATGCAGGGTTTAATTGGGTTACTTACATCAATTCAAAGCACTAAAGAGAGAAATCCTGAATTAGCAAAAAGAAGGATTGCAAGAAAGGTAGAGGAGTTAGGAATAGATGCTGATGTTAATAATTTAGATGAAATGATTTCCGCTGTTCAAGGAAAAGTAGGAGAACTTATTACTCTAATAGACAAAGAAACACCATTTGAATACAAAACATCAACACCACTGAGTAATTTAAAGAAAGTTACTGGTATCAAAGATACTGCTGGTTTTGGTGAACATGGGTTATCATTAATTGAAGCGGATATGAATGAAGATGGAACTACACCGTTTACTAGTTCATTAGGGCACAAATACGCTAAAAAACATCAACATGGTGATGCTATTCATGCTTCTAGGGGTTTAATTCTTTATGATGGGACGCAGTTACCTGATGACCATGTAACTGAAAGGGAAAGGGCCAAAGGTAGTGTAGTTCAACCAATTACTTCATTTAATGAAGAAGGCGCTAAGGTTACTAATATCTACGGCGCTTCACATAAAAGTGGAGTAAGTGTAACTCCTCAAGGTCGCTTTTCTTTTGAAACAGGCACTCCTACTTTTCATTCTATAAATCAGACTGAATCACTTAGGCCAGCAAACCCTAGTCATGTAACTGCTGCTTTTGGAGTAGATTATGGTAATCAATATGCTTTAACTGAAGGAGAGCCACTTCAGCAGCCTCTTAGTAATGTTGAAATTCCTACAACCGCTTTAGGTCAAACTAGTATGAGTATTTTAGATGACCCTGCTAGATTATTAGCAAGTGAACCTGCTGAATACGCAGTAGCATTACTGAATCCTGATTCTTTGCTGAAAGGTGATAAAGAGCCGAGTTGGATACCCCCAATTAGACCAATGCATAGAATTTTCAAATTAAAACAGTTACAGGAATTAAGAGGATTTACTGGCTCTTGGGCTATTTCTAAGTACTACGAAGGTAAAAGATTAGTACTTACAAAGAAGGGAAATAGGGTTACTGCTTATGACGAAAGCGGCACAAGAACTGCAATTCCTGATTGGGCTAGAAGTGGAGTCAAAAATTTAGGTGAGAAAGATTGCACATTAGATGGAGTTCTAACAAAAGAAAATTTACACATTAGTGATATCCTTCATTATGATGGTTCAGATGTTATGGAAATGACTGTTAGAGAGCGATTTAAAATTCTAAGAGGTCAATTTGATAGTCACGAAAAAGTGTTAATTGCTGGTCCCCATGATACTAGATTTACAGACGATGAAGGTCTGAAGGATGCAGTAGAAACTTTACTCAAAGAGCATTCTGCTGTGATTTTGAAAGATGGCAAGAGTACCTATATGCGTGGTGAGAAAAGGCATCCAAAGTGGGTTTTGTTGAGGCGTAACAAAGATATGAATCTCGTTGTTTTGGATAGAAGAGGGAATAATCCTTACACTTACAGATTAGGCGCTGGCCCTGTAATAGATTCAGAAGGTCTAGGGAATAGAGCAGTTGAGAAAGAAGGGGAAACATTTGTTGATGTTGGGACTGTTACTAGCAATAAGCCGTTTGAAGAAGGAGATGTTGTTAGAGTTAGATTTAGCGGAGTTAGTCGAGTTTCTAGATATGATAGAGATGTTTACGATGTTCAAATTAGTCGTTTAGTAGGAGAAGGTGAGGGAGAAGGTGGGGTTTCGATGGAAACTTTGTCTATCATCGCAAAAGCATTACCACCAATCCATGTTCCACACGACATAGATATTGAAGATGATAAAATAAAAATTACACTTCCACAAGACGAAGTATATTACACCTTAAACAAATCATCTCTTGGTTATTGGGTAGATAGCCCTATAACTGTACTATCTGATGTTGGTTTAGGTGATTACAGTATTGAATTAAGTGAAAGTCTCAAACCATATTGGGGGCAAGTTGCTAGTTTAATGTTGAAAGGAAAGGTCGAAAAATTACCTATAGAAACTGAAGAGGCAATTCCTTCTGAAGAAGAAACAGAACATAGAAAAAAGATTTCAGAAGAACAAAGTGCTGGAATTTTAAAGCCTAAAGATGAATCTAGATTGTTAAAACCTAAAATGCAGAAAGCCTTAGAAGTTATGGAAAGGGCTATGGATTTGATAGAAAAAGAGCAAATGTTCAATACAACTGGTGCTAAAGGTATGGGTATAGATGTGGGTACACCCAATTCTTCACCTAGAGGTCCGACTACTCTCAATTCTGAACAAACAGTACCTGATTGGGATATGCGAGAACGGTCTACTGAAGACCCTGAAGAGCCATATCCTAAAGCAGAAAGAAAGCGATTGAAAGAAAAAAAACAAAAGTTGTCTTAATCCGTTGCATATAAATAGTAAGAATTAAAATAATTCTAATTATGCTTTCAGCCCCGCTTAGAAGTTCGGGTGAGAAGTCTATCCATCTATTGAAGGGTGGAGACCTCGTCGTAGCGGGTTATGCAAGCGTAGAAGTCGTTGACAAGCAAGGTGATAAAATCACTAAAGAAGCCTTGAAAGACGCTTTTGCAAAGTACATGGGCGATGCGAAATACAGAAACGTCCAACTAGCACACTCAAATATCCAAGTCGGTGAAGTTATCCCTTCTTACACCGACAGTGAAGGTAGACTATGGAAGTCCGAAGTAGATGATGTCGGAATGTTCGTTGTAGTTGCTCTTCGTGATGATATAGAAAAGGCGAAAGAAGTCGCCGCAGAAATTCGTAAGGGGTCTCTTCGTGGTTTTAGTATTGGAGGTCAGGCTTTCAAGCGTGTCCGAAAGTCCGATGCTGAGCATGGTGATTACCAAGAAATCAGCAAACTGGAACTGCATGAAATCACGATTTGTGAGCGTGGCATCAATCCTGAAGCCACTTTTCGCATACTAAAACACGATATAGAAAACAAGGAAGTAAGTAAAATGACTGACGAAAATGATATGATGACACAGATGACTGACGTGTTATCCCGTCTTGAAGGTCGCCTTGACGCTATGGAAAAGGGCGAAATGCCCGAAGGCTTGAAAGAGCACATGGAAGACAAGAAAGGCAAAGACGAGGATAAGAAAGACGATGCTGAGGCTGAGTCCAAGGATGAGTCCAAGAAGTCAGACGAGTATTCGGATGTAATAACATCTGAGTACCTCGACTGGATGGAAGGAACTCTAAAGTCTGCTGGAGTAGACATTGAGGGTGCAAGAGCACACTTCGATGATTTAGAAAAGGCAAACCTTGGTTCAACACCTGAAGCAATCGGTGACGGTGCTGACTACTTTGCCGGACAGGTAAAGGGTCGTGCTCAGGAAGGCGGAAAGCCATCCACTAATGCTGTTGGTAAGACTACTGGTAGCGGAAAAGTGGAGAAGGGCGATTTCCTAACTCCTGACATGGTAGGCACTGCTGATGTAGAGGCTGCATACGAAGTCTACAAGGCTGCAATGGCTGAGACTGAACTACGCTCCTCTCTAGAAGAGCAATTTGCAAACCGATACGCTACAGAAAAAGAAGCGGAAATAACCAAGAATGAAGTTCTTGAGTTTGATGCTCGTGGCCCTCTAGATGAGATTACAAAGGCTATCAGCGCTCTAAGCGAGCGAATTGATGGTCTAACTGCTCCTGCTGAGAGTGGAGAAACAATCGCAAAGAGCGAGAACTCTGTTCCGGCAATTGACGTTCCATCCACTGAAGACCTTGGAAATATGTCTTGGGATGAGGTACATAACCTCGCAAACAGCGCATTTAGGAGTGTCTGAATAGGAAGGTGATTATGAATGGCAAGAGATTACGTACGCACAATAACTGACATGGAGCGCTATTACTATGGCGCTGGGAACGCAATGGGCTACTCCTACTCCGGTAGTGAGTTGCTAAAGGCTGATGCACCTATGCTCAGCACAACCGCTGGAACATACCAAGCAATCTACGGACGCAAGGTATGGTCGCAATTGAACCAAGAGTTCAACGCATTCAGCATTCTACCAAAGAGGCCTTGGGACAGGTCCGGTTGGAGAGTTATTACTGGAAAGCCAAACGGTGGCGCACTTCACGGTGGAGTTGCAGAAAACGCAACACTACCTGAGACTGTAAAGCCAACTTTCCAGCACGTAGCAGCAAAACCGAAGACCATCGCTCACACCTTCGATATGTCCGAGACAGCAATTTTCCTTGCTGACAAGGATGACGGACTAGGCGATATCCGCTCAGTCATGAAGGAAGAAATGGGTAAGCACCACGCTGAGATGGTCAACAAGATGCTTCTAACTGATGCATCAACTGTTGCAGGTAACAACTTTGAGTCTCTAGACAGAATCACTGTTGGAAACAATCAGATGGCTTCCGGTACTCACTACGATGCTGGTGACGAAGATATCTACTCGATTGACCGAAGTTCTAACACTTGGGCTTTCGCTGAAGACAACGCAGATTCTTCAAGCACTAACAGAAACCTAAGTCTTGACCAACTTGACACTTTGTTCCAAAACATATGGGAGCGAGGAGGCAACCCGAAGGTCATCCTAACTGGATATGACACTCTAATGCGCCTTCAGCAACTCCTACAAAGCCAACAGCGCTTTATGGAAGAAAAGAGAGTCACCCCGACCTACAACGGTGTAAAGGGTGTACCCGGTATCGAGGCTGGATTCATTGTAGCAACCTACAACGGAGTTCCAATCATTCCATCCAAGGATGTAACCAAGGACGGAATTAGCAGGATGTATTTCCTAGACACAGATTATGTATATTTCAGTACAGCAATCCCAACCCAATATTACGAGAGTGGAATTGAAACTGGCGACCCATTCGCCATCAACCGTCTCGGTCAGGAAGGTCTATACCGAACTATGGGTGAGATTTGGACAACGTTCTTTGGGGCGCATGGAAGCGTCAGGGATTTGCAGTGAGGTGATTAAGTATGGCAAGTGAATTAACATTAAGCGGAACAGCAACAGCAACATTAGTCGGTGCATGGGAACTCCGAGCGGGTTCACAGGACACCACTGAATGGTTAGACGGAGCAGCAGACGTATCTTATCCGGGCGGTGGTCCGGGTACTTTCCAAGCATCAAATTCAGATGGTGCAAACGGATACGACGCAGCGCCAAAAATGGCGCTAATCAGTGTAACCGGCGGTGCAGACGGTGAGACTATCGTTTTGGCTGGCGGAATCAGCAGCATCCTTTCAGTTTTCACAACTGACTCAGGAACAGCAGCAGTATCCGTTGGTGCAAGTGTAAGTAGCCTTACCATCACACTACAGTACCTAAGTGGTTCAGCAAACACTACCAACGTACTGGTAATGTACAACTGAGGTGACTACCTATGCCGACTGTACGATATAACGGTCCTTCCTTCTACCGAAGGAGTCCCGATGCGTACACGCCGGACTTTTCTCGTGGTGAAGTACGGGAAGTATCGCAGGAATGGGTGGATGAATTCCGCCGATACCTCGTACTTCCTTACTTCACCCTTGATGGGGATGAAGCACCTCATGTAGACGAAGGAAACGATGGAATCCCTGATTCTTCATGGAGAAGGGGTGAAATCATTACTTGGCTAACCGATAACGGTGTTGACCTATCCGGTTCGTATCGAACAAAAGGAACACTACTTACAATGGTTGATGAAATACTAAACCCACCAGCGCCTGAACCTGAACCTGAACCTGAACCACCAGTGGTTGAGGAAGAGGTTGTAGTTGAGGAGCCGGTGGTTGAAGAAACAACAACTGAAGAAACAACTGAAACAATAACGGAGTGATAATAAATGGCATTTGCAAGTACAATTGACACAAGACCGCACTACATAGGAGACCTACTTATGGTGACTGGCACATTCACTAACGGTGGTTCTGATACAGGAGGGAGCATTGACCTTTCCGCCTATCTATCAGGAATCATCGGATGTGGTGCTAACGCTGGAAGTAGTACTGCTGGTACTGGTGCTGGTGTTGACGGGGTTTTTGCCCTAATCAACGGCAGCACTCTAGTAGTGCAATCAGTGGCAGGACAAGACGGCACATGGTACGCATTTGGTCGCCGCAACTGAGGCGGTGATTAGGCGTGGCACGAGGCGTTACAGTTCTTGGTCCATTTAGTCCGAAAGAATTCTCGGACTTGACCACACTCAACAGTGATTTAACATCGGCTCTTCCTTCGGGAACGCTAGTCGGTGCTGAACCAGTAGTTGTTTTGGGAAATGTTTTCATTGTAGTAACGCACACTTCCTGATGAGGGGAGGCGGTACTACATGGGATTTGAACTCCGAACACTTGAGATAGATGACTTAGAAACGGCACAAAAGCAGAATGTTCGCTTGTCGTCATCTATCGGAGAGGGTTCGGTTTTCAACACGGAAAAACCACTAGCAGGAGTGGTTTCGCAGCAGCGACAACGAAATAAGAACATTGGCGATATCCTAAACATAGGATGTGGCACTCGTTGTCGCTACTGCGGCTTCTTGCATTTCATGTACCGAGAAACTTGCGGTGCGTGTGATAAGCCTATGGAATATAATTTAGCAGAGAGAAGTGAGGAGGCTAGAGAGTAATGCCACAAGTGTTCAGTCCGGGTGAGGCTGAAACACGCCCCTTAGACCCTGATGCTATCGTCTATACAACCGCTCAAAAGGTAGCAGACCTACTTGAGATTGGACCTCAAGAAGAAGTAGCAGTTGCGGCAGATAGCGATTCAGATGGTGTATATATCACTGGTGCAGATTATCGGAACTGTGGATGGTCAGTTGATGATACCATTCTAATTTATTCAGACGCAGACCCATTGGGGATTGAGCGTACAATTTCATCTATTACTACATCTGTAAATGGTGTAAAATTAAATTTCACTTCAAGTATAACTGCCGCTGATTATCAAGCGGCTGACAATACTTTCGTTCAGAATCAAGCCTCTTTTACTAATGGGAAAACAAGAGGAGTTAAGAAAAGTAAGGTCGAAACCCTGATTAAAAGGGCACAAGATAGGATAGATAATCTCACACATAACTCTTGGAGACCGAATCTAGTTACAGCCGAATATATCAATTTCGACACATATAAACCGTATAGAAGGCGATATTATACCGATTATGTAGGTACAACCCCCCTATTATTCAGGAATATTCAACAAATGTTGCGTATAGAACTGTGGCAGGGTGATGACTATCGTGAAATTGGTGCTGCTGAAGCAAGAGTGGAAATTGCAGATTACACTGCTCTAAGTGGTGATTCAGTCTATCTGAGTGCTGGTGGAAGTTACGCTACCCTTTCTGTTGGTACAACTACTTCTACATGGAGAGCAGATTTCGATAAGGTTTCAACAGCACAGGCTCTTGCTGATTTAATCAATAAAGAGGACCGTGTTTCAAGAGCAGCAATCGAGTTTGCTCCTACTTTTACCCTACCGGGAAGTACATCTAATGTTGCAGTTCACAATGAATTCTTAGCAACTGCAAATGCTGACTATGGCACTGGTATTGTGAAAATTAGTAGTATGAGGGATACTGTTGGTGGTGAAACTAGCACAATAGCATGTACAGACACCTCTGCAATTACAATATCTCAAACTCATGAAGAAACTACTACCAGTGTTTCTGTTGTTTCTACAACTGTTACAGTTGCTTCTACTGAAGGATTTGTGAATGCTGGTTTGATTATGGTAGGAAATGAAGTTCTCGCTTATACCGGAAAAACATCTACAACTTTTACTGGCTGTACAAATGTTAGTGGAACTCCACTAACTACACTTGCATCTAGCGGTACATCCCTAAAGCAGCATCGTCTTGCTATTGATTTGCAAGGAGGAAGCGCCAGTGGGGATAAAGGGAGACTAAGAGATTGGTGGATTGATAACGAAATGGGTATTATTTACTTCAACAATTCCTATCCTTTCTTTGAGTGGAACGCTGTAAAAGTTTCATACATTTACGGTGAAAGATATCTAGAAAAAGCCATTGAAGATGTTTGTACAAAAATGGTTGCTATTGATTTATTAATGAATGATGATAGAAGTGTTTTAATCCCTGAAGGCACACAAAATGTAGATTTATCGTCTAAAATTCAACTTTATCGTCAAGATATTGATGCAACGCTACCCCGATATATTGAGGTGGTAGCCTTTGAGTAAGCCTTCTGCTGAAACTAAAATATTTCTTGAGCAAGTCGTAAAGGCGTTTGCTAAGGATAAAGAAATGCAAAACGATTTACAGTCTGCGTTTAAGCGAGAAAATCCCGATTACAGAGACCGAATCAAAAGAGAAGAGATGGCTCTTGCACAAATTAGAGAGACTCCTACTGGTGAAATAGAAGATAATTTTGGAAATCCAGTAGACGAAGAGTATGTTGAACTTATTGATGGGTTTGTAGATAAGAGAATGCTTACTGAAAGCCCTGAATTATATCGAAATCACGTAGAATATCGAGGCGGAGTAATCGTACCTGATGTTCGATATCATCTAAAGGAGGTAGAGCAAAGTGGTCGCAACGTTCCTAGAAGGAATTGATTTAGTCATCAAGTTGTTACAAGACAACTGGAATAGAGGCAATACTAACGGCATCAAGCCGATTATTATTGATATGGCTGACACAAGTCCTGAGCGTGGTAAGCGTATTGATATGAAAAAGCACGATTACGTTATGGTGTTTGAAACTGCACACAACGAAGAAACTCCTGAATTATTGTACGATTTCGTTACAACTCGTATAAATATCACATTAGACGCTAGGACGATGAAGAATCGAAAACAACAGCAACTGATGGAAAATGAAATCAGAAGAATAATACACCTTAAGAGAAAAGGCGATGGTGTGAATATGGATAGGTTGGTTTACAAAACCCGTACCGATTTGTCGGATAGAACTAAATTTCTATTCAGAACTACGTTCCAAGTCGAAGTAGTTATCTTTGCAGAACTAATCCCATGAGGTGAGAGAGAACCATGCCACCGTCAACTGTGTATAAGGGAGACCTTACAGAAGTCACTTTCGGTCATGAAAGTGGTATGGATTTACCACATGGATATGCTGGCTCTTTCAAATTTATCGCTAAAAGTGGAACTAGAGATTTAGTCAAAGATACTAGTGTTATTACTTTTAGTGGTGGTGCTGATGATACTCCAGTTCATGCTGGCCTTCTTCATTATCCAGTAGGTATGCTAGTAGGCTCTAAAGTTGCTTTTACTAACCTACAAGGGGGTTCAGGGTTTGATACAGATGACGATTATGCTGTGTTAGGTCGAACATTTACCATAGTTAAACACGCTGTAACAGCATCAGATGTCACTGAATTAACAATTACACCTGCTTTGAAAACAAATCACAGTTCAGGGAACAAAGATTCTCAAGCAAACGAAATAATGCGAATTCTTCCTTTCGCAACACCCTCTATGGACGCAACAATGACTTCTGATGGGAATAATGCTTTATTGAGTAAAGAAAGAGTCCTTACAGACCAATTTGTGGGTTTGGTGAATACAGTAACTTTACCTGAAACTAAAGTGGATTTGAAGCGATTTCATGTCGTTGGACTAGGAAGAGATGTTGCTGTTCAAGTGCCGGGTCGTTTCCTCAACACAAATGGCTCTTTTGAGTGTAATATCCATAACGCTAGATGGCTATACTACTGCCTTGGGCACGAGGTAACTTATGCTACTGGCGACACATTAGGTAATACAGGTGGTGCAACCTTCCTAACAAATGGCATTATCTCTGCTGGAGATTCTTCTTTTACCTATGACGGTGGTTCTGCTGCACCGGCAATAAACAGTGTAGATATTGACGTTGGTGATTATGTAGTCATTAATGATGCTACCACAACGGACATTAAGGTAAACAGAGAAACTCAAAGTGACGGTACATGGCCTACTAATGGTGCTAATTCTATACTTAGTAGGGCTATAAAACAAGAAATTAGACGAGTAGTGGCTATTTCTGACAGCAGCGGGAGTGGTAGGATTTGGGTTGACGACCCATTCAATTTTTCTCATGCTGATAATACCGCCATGAAATTTATGAGATTTGAAAGTGATTCAACTCGTGGTACACCACACATGGACACATCTACCGGAAATCTAACAAATCCTGTCGAAAGATTGCTGTTTTCAAGAACTACAGTTCCCTCTTTTGCAATGGAAGTTAGTGTGAGAAGAACTGATGCGGATAGCGATGAAGGTTCATTTGATGGAGGAGCATCCGATTCAAAGCAACTTACTCGTGTATTTAGAGGTTGTAAAGTCAAAAATTTCTCTTTAGTTGCTGATACTGATGCAGCCTTAAGATTGAGTGTAGATTTTGATTCTACCTTAGTTTACACAGATACAGGTCGGTTAGAGTCCACAAAAGGTGACAGATATGACACTCATCGTTTGTTTGAAGATACAGCCAATACAGAACAAAAGAGAAAAGAGGCCGGTGTTGCGAAACGCACACAAAAGCCGTTTATGTTTTACAATGGAACGATACAAGTCGCTGGTGTGCAAGTTGGTCAAGTAGTCAGTTTCACACTAAACGGTTCAACTGGTGTACAGCAATACTACACAATAAATGGGGCAAACGTAGCAGATGCAGCAACAGACCAAGTTCCTTTTGCTGGTACAAGAAATGCATCTTTGGCGGTTGAAGGTAAGACAGAATACGATTTAGAAATGGAAATAATCGTAGATGACCCTGTATTTTACCACAAAATGCGCCGTTCTATAGATAATTTTGATGATGATACCAGCGACACAACTGATGCTGATATGATACGATTTTCATTTACAAAACAAGGTACTGGTGCTACAAGAGAATCTCTAGATATCATAATAGATGATTACTACATTACCGAAGCACCTCTTCCTATACCTGAAGACAAAGGACCACTACGCTCTATGATGCGTATTATGCCCAAGTCTATGCACGTTATTGCAAAGGATACATTGTTACATTCATGAGGTAAGAAGATGCTACCGGAAAAATCAGTTAGACTTTCATTCTTCAATAAACATACAATTCCTGAGTATATTGAGTGGATGTGTGCTGAAACTGGTGTGGCTTTTAAGGCTGAGATGATGCGATACCGCACATCTTCTAAAATAGATAACGTTTTCATTACTAATCTTCCCCCTGAACCTGTCGAAGAAGAAAAACCTGCATGGGTGGAAGTTGCAGAAGAAGTTGTGGAAGAGGCGATTTTGAATGATACAGAAGTGGATATTGAAGAAGATATTGAAGAAAGTATTCCTGAAATTGAAGAGATAATTCCTGAAATAGAGGAAGAAGTTCCTGAATTAGCACCAATTATTGAAGAAGAAATAACTCCAGTTTTCGTTTCTGAAAGTGAAAGTGAAAGTGAAGAAATAGTTGAAGAACCTTCGCCAATAATGACCGCAAATCCTATTTTCCCTGCTAAAGATTACAATTCCTTGACCGTACGCGAACTACAAGAGGTATGCCGTGAAAGAGGTATCACCATTCGTGGGACTAAAGGCGAAGTAGTACATCGCCTTAACCAATATGATGACGGTCTTTTGGAAAAACCAAATGACACGACTGAAACCCCCTCGCAAGAGGCTGTTGAAGAAGTGTCGGATGCCCCCTCGCAAGAGGCTGCAACCGAGGTGAATGAAAATGCCCCAAATAGTGGACAAGAACAAATTGATGACACAGACGAATGAAAGACGATACGAAATACAAGTAGACCCTGATGACCCTGAACAGGTCATGGAAATATGGGTGAGAGGTATGTCGTTTTTCGATGTACAGAAAGCAGCACAAGAGATGTTTATTGTAACAAAAGGTGATGTAACGCTTGATTTACAGGCGTATTGGCGTTACGCCTTCAGTAACTGGGTTACACGCACAAATCCACAACTTTCCCCTGACGAGTTGCTCAATCTTTCAGCATATGTAGGCGAGCAAATAAGCGCAGTTTTACCTAATCCCGATGAAATAGCACAGATGATGCAAGGGGGGTTTACGAAAGCGAACAATTGAAAGTGCAGACTTTCTTATCGAAAAACAGTATAGAAACTGCTAAAGATATAGAACTGCAATCTCAAATGTTCGCCTATTTAGTCGCAAAACATTACGGCATATCATTAACCGAGGTCTCACAAATGTCTCCTGAAATTTTCAATCAATCGCTTTCTTGGGCGCTTGCTATTGATTCTAAAAATAGGAAAGAACAAGAACGGGCTTCTGCACAAAGCAATACGGGGAACGAAACCGTGACACTTGATTATACATTCTTAGAATTGGAGGACTTCTGATGGTACTTCCAATTATTTCCTCTTTAGCATCTGTGAGTTCATCTATTTCTCTTATTTCATCGGGTTTAACAAGTATTTCTTCTTTGATTGGAGGTCTTGGTAGCGCACTTGCGGGAGCGTTTTCAACAGGGCTTGTTGCTTTTGAAAATTTTAAAACGCAAGTAGATTCTTTCTTTTCTTCTCTAGAAGATAAAGGTAAAGATGCATTAGGTTCTGTTAGTTCCGCCTTGGCTGGTGGTTATGCTTCTCCTACGCTATCTTTTGACCCAAAGAATGTAGCGGGAGGTGGTTCAGGGCCAAGAAAGCCAGCGAGTGCATATATTCCCGGCTATGTTGCTCCTACTCCTACTGCTGCTTTTGATTCTCCGAGAAAAAGTTTCGCTGATATGGAGACTCGACATCCTTTAGCGGGATTAAATGATACTTTAGATGGGCTAAGATATCTTATTGAAAATGAAGGTGGGCTTGTACAGGCTATTAATCGAAAAGCCGGAGAAACTAATGTTACTGTGAATGTTCATGGTGGGGCAATGGAAAGAAGAGCAGCAATGGCTGTAGGGAATATAATCGCAGAAGAAGCCAATAGGAAGACGGGGACACAACAAAGGGCTACGAGGTATCTGTGATGGCTGAAGCAAATGGCACTCCAATTCGCCTTGTAAAAGATAACAAGGAATTAATCGAATTAGAGGCCACTTCGATAGCCCTTACTGTTGATAGAGATGTGGATGTGACTCCTCTCCCTGTTAGTGGGGGTAGAAGATATGCTATTGATTTAAACAAAAATCGCTCAATTATTGTTATTGAAGGTGTTTTTACTGATGACAGGAAAACTAGTGATGCTATCGCAGCAACAGCACTAATTGATTTTTCTTCTTATTATACACCAAATGGAGATAGAAGAAATTGGGCAAAAACAACTGGTGCTGCTGCAAATACTTACATAACTGCTTTATTAGCAGACTCTTCTAATCGTTTAAAACTCAAGTCTACTGATGGTACGGTGTACTCGCTTGCTTTTACTACTGGTACTAGTGTTGGTTATGATTCAGGAACTGCTAATACTATTGTAGTAAAGACTACTGGTGGTACTAATATTACTGACGCTCAATTCGCTACTGCTGTAACATCTTGGATAAATACGGATGCTACTGCAAAATTTACAGCATCTACTATAACTAGTGAACAGTCCAATCGTACTGGTACTGCTGTTTTGATAACTCAAAAAACAGCCGGTAGGCTTGGGAATCAAACTGCTTATCCAAAATGGGATGTTGATAGTAGGCATTATTCATGGAATGATTCTTACATAGAGCCGTTTTCAGGTGGAGTGGACGGAACAAAAAAGAGTGCAGGAGATAAAGTAGCAGATATTTACGGGATTATGAATAACTCTACTCGTGAATTCGGTACAGATATAGATTCTTTAGGAGATGCTGTGGGTCAAAGTTTAGGCATATTAGTGGCCGCAATCGCTAGTGGTGGGCTTTCTCTTGTAAGCGGAATAACTGGAGAATCTGATGGGGATTTTATTAGCGGTATTCAAATCCCCTATAATAGCACGATAAGTGCTGGTGGAGATACTTATGTTGCTAGAAATTTTTTCATGCCTACTGGTCTTGGTAAAGGTGCTTTTGGAAAATCTAGTGACGCAAACACATTACCTGCCGGAGTTACTTTTGATACCGGAGATGAATATACCGGGATTCAAGGTATAATGAAGAAAATAGATATCACCCACGATGCTGGTGAGTCGGTTTATGGATTCAATATGGTATTCTTACCTGCGGATTGGGTGGCCTGAATATGCCGATTATCGCTACTTCTTCTCATGGGCTTTTGTTTGATGGAGTGAGCGATAGCGTAGTTGTCCCTCAAGGAAGAAATACAAAATTAGGTGACACTACACCTGATGGAAATACTGCCTCTACTTTTCTTGCTAGTAACCCTAAAGGTTCGCAAACATCCACAGTTTTGAGTAATAGATTCAATAGTAGTTTAACTATTGAAGCGTGGGTAATGCCGGATTGTGGTGGAACTATAATCGAAAAAGAAAACCAGTTTAGTTTAAAGATAGGTACAGTAGATACACCCGGCCCTTGTGTTTTCCAAATTCATCTAGAAAGACCAAATGGAAAGCAAGTGGTAAAACTTTCAACTGCGGAAAGTGAAACCAACGGTTATGATGGTATGGTTTACCCTCCACCTGATTTTGGTGGACCTCACGAGCCTTACAATAGATTCAACTCTTCTTATGATACTGGCTCTATTCTAAATCTTCAACATAGACCTCTAATTCATATTGTGGCCGCTCTTAGACCTAAAGATGCTGTTATTTACATTAATGGTGAGTTAGTTGCTAGAAAAGACATCAAACCCAATTACAATATTCAACATAGCGAAGAGCATATGTATATCGGTGGTAAAGGTGGTGAATTTAGGGGAATAATGGAATCTTTACATCTTTCTACAAAATTTGATGATTCGATGGTGCAAAGAAGTGCACCTTTGCAAAATTCCGGTACAGTTGCTTTGTATAGATTTGAAGAGCCTATTTCCCCATTCACAACAGTTTACAATTTTAATTCCTCGACCTCTACTGTGAGTGGATTAACTAAAATTTTATTCTCAAATAACTCCGATGCTGCTGCACTTGCCAGTGAATTAACCGGAAAGACAGTCTCTAGCGGGACTATTGATTTTACATCCAGCACTTATTCTAGTGGAGATTACAAGGTAGCAGATGCAGTTACATCGCCGGGTACAACTAACACAAGAAGTATCCCCCATGTGCCATTTAATTTGTTAATAAATCCGGGTGCGTATGACCATTCTACTAAACTGTTAAACACTTCACCACCTGAAAGAGTTAGATTACATTCGATAAATGATATTCATACTACACCGTATATGATAGTCTCCAGCATTCATTTAGATTTTGCAAATTCTACTCTTGGGAACGGTTTGAGACCAGTTTTACATTCAAGAAGTGCTGTAGACAACCATTTCGTAATTATTAGTGCTGATTTACTAATTGATGGTGCTTCAGGTTATCCATATCAACCACTTCATTACGCTACACAAATGATAGATAGAACAGGTCAAATGGTTATAGATGAAGGGCAGTTTGAACAACATGGTATTATTTATTCTAGTCGAATGGCTAATACTGTTGATGATACAAACAATCCTTTCGCTGTAACGTGGCCTACTTCAGTTGATGATAGTTTTAGGCTAGGGCATAATGGTAGGCATACGCTAAATCACGTTACTGGTCATGAGTTTATGCGAATGTTACCGGAGGCTAATGAAGAGTTAGTTATCCAACAAATAGACGGTAGCCCTGATATTGTGCAAATTAATTATGACACAACACAACCCGGCATTCAAAATCAAATTTTACCTAATTCTAGAATTGATGTTTATCGTAATGTTAGTTCTTACAGGATTACAGATTTCAAAAATTCTTCTTCTATTGCCGCTATTGTAAATAATGGATTACCAACAGGTAGTCGAGAAATTATTGGTATTGGTGGGTTAAATTTTGATTACAGACCTTTTGTTTTGAAAGGACCGGTTCCTGATGCTGGCACAATAAACACCGAAACACGAGATTACCATATCAGACCAAGTAAAGAATCTAGAATAGCAGTACTAAATTGCCCAGCACTATCGAGTTATACAGGTTTTACATCTACCGTCTTAGTTTACTATAACGCTATTGATTTGAATGGGGATAGTATGGGGGATGAATCTGAAAATGCGTATTTGATGGTTGAAAAGACAATTCCTGCCGGAATAACTTCTGTGGGTGGGGGAAGTACTGTTTTCGATATTATTAATGGAGATATAGCAAATTGTACACTTTATTCACCGGGTGGGTACATTGATGTCGCAGCCAACCCAACATCAGATGGGGTATCAATTGTAGGAAAATCGCATAATTTAGTGGGTGATACAAGTGAGGGTTATGAAGCCGATGATGAATTAGATGAATCCTTTACACCTGCAAACTATACTCCAGTTTCCGTTGCTACCGCTCAACCTAATACACCCCCACAGATAGTTACCGCAAGTCACACTACAACTACTGACCATGACAGCGTATTCCATCGTATTCTCTTAGAAAGAGTATCCCCTAAGAATAAAAATTTAAACGATAAAACAACTTATTCAAGAAGAGAACCTTCTACTGTAATTAGTTCTCCTTCTAATGGTGAATTCGATTTAGGTACAACATCTAGTCATACCCAAATTCATGAAATGTTTGATGTTATAGATAATGTAGCAATAGACGGAAATGCCTCTGCAAATTTACGATTTTTCATTCAACCATCAAATCGAGAAAGAATTAATCAATTGTATCGTTTGAGAAGTTTAGCAGAAGATATTGACGAAACAAATAGAGTTTCTTTGTATTTCTTAATGTCTAAGGCTCGTATTAGTTCTGTTGATGAAAAAGAAGACGATGGGGTAAAAAAGACAGTAATCACCTGTTACGGAGCAAATCAAAACATTGCAAATCAAAATGTTTCAAAAACAGGTAAAGGAAGCCCTGATTCTCATGTGGTAAAGGAAATTGAGCCGAATGCACCAGTGGTTACAGTAACTCTTGGTGGGCTTGGGCAAGGTGGTAGCGATATACTCCCAACCTATGACCCTAGTATTCTGTCTAGACATCCGTTTTCTACACAAAGGTCATTCCATGTAAATACCAAATCTGTTTCTTACGCTAGTAGTGTAGGAACTTTGAATGTAGTTCCAATCAATAATAACTCAACAGATATGGCTAGTTGGGGGACTTATGGATTTGCTAAAATTGGAAGAGTGTATCTTGAAGATGGAAGTAGTGCTTTATACGATTCTAAAAACGGTACTAGTTTTACTTTCACAGATTCTTACAGTTTATCGTCAACAAGTGCATCGTCTACATCGCTAACTAGCGTTGACACTACTAATTTAGTAATAGGTATGAGTATTAGTGGCTCTCAAATCCCAGCAAATACAATCATTGAGTCTATTGATTCTGCTACAACTTTGACCATGAATAATGCCGCTACAGGTATCGCTACAGCGACTAGAACTTTTACCCATACACTTGAGTCTAGTGTGAATGTACAAAAATACACAGACGCAGTAGGGAAAACTTACTCTTCTTTTGAAAATTGGTTAAAAGGTATTGGAAAAACATCCAATGTAACGCTCAGTTCAACGGCAACTAGTGTTTCTTTTGTTCTTTGTTCAGACCCGCATTTCGGTACAGATTCTTTTAGTGAAGATGGAACGACTGTAAACGACCGAATGTTCCAGTCAGGAAGTAGTGTAAATCACGATTATCAATTAGGTACACAGTATGCTAGTACAAGGGCTATGGTAGAAATACCTATTTTTGAACAACAAATTTTTGATAATATCCTGACACATACACATCCCGGTCCTGATAATTCTTTGAAATTTCACATTGATGCCACTTATACTGCACATTCTTGGAATCCTTCTCCAGTTGGAAAAAGACCGGGTACTGGATTTAATTCTGATAGGGCTAAACACGAAGCATATTCGTATTCAATTTCTAAAGATGAATCTGTAAATGATGCGATTATCACTCAAAGGTTTGATACTTCTTTGTCTAATTATCTAAAATTATACGTCACTAACCATACGCAATTCCCTGCGGCAAATACCGCTGCTGCGGGTACAGCCTATACTGATATGTACCAATCCATTGATAACGTTCCTAGATTTAGAAGAATCTTCCTAAGAAGTGGTGCTTGGGCTTTGTATGACAATGACCCAGCAACAGATGGATATCTTAGAATTCCTGACTATAAATGGGGGGCTACTGACGCTTTTAGAGAGGAATATGATATAGGATTACCCGTTTTTATGAGCGGCTCTATCCCTAAAGAAACATTAGCACCAATTGGACATGAACCTTTCACAAAGAGCGTAGGATATGAAAATAGAAGTAATTTTTACTATGACGCTGCTAGTGCTCAAACACAAGGTGGGAATGTAGATTACGGCCTTAGACAATATGTTAGCGCTGTAGAATTCAAGGCTGGGCCTGAAAGTAACCCTCACGCTGACCGTATTAAGCCAAAAAGAGCCACTGGTGAAATCCAAAGTATTGTAGGAGTAGTAGAAGATAATGACGGTAGCGATGGAATGGGTATTGCTCTAGTTAGTTTATTACCCGAAGAGTTAGAATTATTCCCTGATTTTGGTTTTGATTATCTCACTTCAGTTAATTTTTCAGTTGGAGATTTCCTTTACGAAATAGAACTAGATGATGATGGTACTACCCGTAGATTGCATTATTACGGTCGAATAAGAACAGCAGACAGTCAGAATGTTGCAGAAAACACAATTGCTTTAGGGTTTTACAATGCTACCGGAACTACTGTTCCGTCATGGCTGGCTGCTGGGAAACAAATCACACTTAGTAGAAGAAGTAGAGCGATTATTAATTTCGACAGAACTAATATCAGTGCAATTGCAGCAGATTCAATTCTTGATGAAGAATATGAAACATATTGTGCAATTGCGACTGATTGGGGAATCAATTCTACTGCTGGCAGCACGTCAGTGACTATCACTTCGACTGAAACAACACCTCTAACCTCTAACACACTAGGGTCAAACTTACGTGTAGGAGACCATGTTTTTGCTACAGGTGGTACTCAAGGTTATACTGCTCTAACTCCTATTGGGACAATTTCAGAAATTAGTGCTAGAGATTTCACAGGTTCTCCCGGTACGGATTATACAGTCACTTTAACTGCAAATGCTGGTGCTACTGCCACTGGATGTCAATTATATGTTTCATTCAGTAATGCCTTTGTTGAAGACCCTGATGCAATTTTAAATCGCTCTTGGGTTTATCCTTACGCTGCTGGTGGCTTAAGGAATGGAGACACTATTTGGTGTAACATGACTTTGAATAATCCTCATGCGATGGAGGGATTATTTTCTAAATCTAGAGGTGTTTTAAACGAAAATCGGGTTTGGAAAGGATTCACTGGGGGGACAGGTACACTTTCGGATGAACCAAGAGATAGTGTACCGTTAGAAAATTTCTTGATTGGGGAAAATTGTTTAGAAACCGCAAGAAATTATGTTCAACACGTCAATAAGACCATTGAAGAAAATTACAAGGCTCTCGGTCTTACTGCTGCCGAAGCACCAACAATAGCCTATCTTGACCCATATCTTGCTGCTGAAGGTCATGCTAGAGTTTTACTTTATGATGTAGGTCATGATAGAGAGTTTATCGCTTTCCAAGATATACATATGCAAGTTCAGTCTTCAGCAGCAACAGCAGAAATTGGATGGCCTCGCAAATTTGTTAAAGATGGTGCTTTAATTGATTTAGCAGAATACACAGCAACTCTTACTGGTGGTGGGCCTTCTTGGGCTACAACTCAATTAGATGTAGCAAACGGTTTCCCTTCACAAAATCCATATTTGAGAGCAACTCAACAATCTAAATTCATTGAATCTGCTTATGCACATGATATTGCAAATAGAATAGGAACTGATGTTTTAACACCGTTAAGCGGCTCATTACCAGCAAATTTAGCAACATCTAGTGCAGGTGCTACTTCTCCTTCAATTTACGGAAAGGCTCATGGTCACCATGTGCATCTAGGATATTCAATTTCAGGTGGAGACAAAAACTACACAGTTGGAGATAGCATTCAGCGCAGAACATCTGATGAAACATTACTATCGGTTTTCGCTACTGTAAAACATGAATTTTCAAGAATTAGAAGTTTTGAATCTTCTTTTGTTGTCGCTTTAAAGAAATTAAGAGTAGACACTTCAAATGCCTCATTAAGAGAACCTAGTACCTTTTTCGACACACCTGATGGAACTAGAGTAATTCCGGCCTTCCTTTCTCTAAAGGGTGTAAGAAATACCACTTTGGATTTATCTAATCATGATGAAAGTAGACTTGAGCATTTACCACATTGGACTCAAATGGACTTTGTAAGAAGATTAACCATTGATTTGGGTGAGGTTGGAGAATCAGAGGGTGTAACAAATATCCAAAGTGCCGCTAATGAGGTAATTAGAAAAATCAACCAAGCCGCTGCTCCTAAGTCTAGTTTCCAAGAAGGTGGTAGTGCTCACGACCCTGCGCCTTGGTGGGATGAAAACAGGGCTTTCGCCTCTAAAGATAGAGGCACACATATGGGTTACATTAGGGCACATATTGGAAGAGAAGTTCAAGATACAGATGGAAATAAGGGTTTTACGATTGTAATACACAGCACAGTTCCCGGTGCTAGCGGAAGGAATTTTTGTGTTTGGTTAGATAACAGCAAAGGGCAATCACCATACAGACCTGAATTTATTGTAGGTCATGGTGGTAGATGGCGCTCATTTTGGGGACAGCCTGATGAAATAGATGCAGAAAATATGCACCCTGCACCTATGCCTTTAGATAAAAATGGAAGACCTTTTGCCCCAATTACAACTCTTCATCAATTAACTAATGAAGAAAATGATACTCAAATATCTGTAAATTCTGATTTTGCGCCTAGAGATGATAATATTAGTAGCCCAGTTTTGAGAGCAATATCGAATGCGACTGGTGGCTCAGGTTTCAATTCTGTAAATGCAGAATCTTTTGAAAGTTCCAAAGAGCAAACTTTCACAGAAGGTTTGAGAACAGGGACTCACGCTTTTGCTAGAGTTAATTTTGGCGGTTTAACACAAGCGGGAGTACCGGGTTGGAAGCCATTAGCAGGAAATTGGGGAATGGGTAGAACTGGTGATAATACAATTGCTAGAAGATACGGTAATTCTTCATTAACTAGTTATGGTAGTTATGTACCTGCCTCAGAAATTAGCAACGAAAAAATTGGTAATAAACAACTTTACGGAATAGAATTAGAAAATCACAAAGGCCAAAAATCTAGAATTAGATTTATTTATTCACAAATGGGTACGCCGTTTGAAAATGATAATACAAAACTACCCGAATCCATTGATGAGGAAGTTTGTGTCTTTTTCGATGATAGAGGTGTAGGGCAGGGTGGTTTCACTCTAGGTCATCATATGGTAGGGACAGGGGATGCAACTGGGCGATTAACTGGTTTTTCTAGTGATACTAAAAAAGAATATTACGGCGGTCTTTGGAATCCTGTACCTGCTAAAAATATAGCAGTGCATATGACAACTAATTCAGAATATATCCATACTCCTAAAAAATTAGTTGCTGTTCTTTCTGACCCATATGATTCAACACCTACTCAAGATTTAACACATACAGATTTGTTAGGTTATCTAGGATTCCCAAAAACTAATGGTAGAATACAGTTAACAAACACTTCAGGTAGTGGGGATACTGGTCTTACTCTATACTATGAAAATAGAACACAAAATGACTTTAATGGACCTCATGAGTTTTACGGCATAACTTCTGAATTATCATCAGATACCTCATTTTCTAATTATCTAATTTCTCCATCATTAAATTGGACTACTCTAGTTACAGATGAACTCCTTTGTGCCGTGACCGCTGCCGCTATAAACGCTGTAGATGTAAATGAAGAAAGTGGAGTATCTTTTGATTGTAGAGAAATGCTTGCAGCAGATGGTCGTACTTTTGGAGAATGGGGAATTAAAGCCGATAGTATAAGGATAAGAGCATTTAATCCTAATAGAAAAATTATACCAATCAGTGAATATTTCACAGCAGAAGTACACCAAGATTATGGTATTAGGGCTGCACATTTAGAATATGGAGAAATAGAAAAATCCTTAGAAAATAGCGCAGAATGGGCTTTTGGGACAAGTAGAGCAGTTACTGATGCTAATTTGGATGCTGGAAGAAGGGTTGATTGTGGGTACATCCCTATGACTTTGTTACAGATAAAGAGTAAATCATTTGGGCCAAATTCAAATTCAAATTCTCCTACCTTAATAGATTCATTAAATGAACCAGTGAATAATACTTTTATTGATACGTGGCGTAAAAATCTCAATGGAGATAATTTTACGAAAACTTCAGGAGACCACATCTTACCTGCAATTGATAACCCTTCATTATTCTATCAAGCGTTAAATTCTTCTTCTAACACTTTAACCCATATTTACACAGCAACTGCGAGTCTAAATAATTCTATTTGGGGATTCTTAGCACCAGCCTGTAAAGATACAGGCACTGTAACATCGGTATCTGAAGTAAAAACCGTATCTTTTTGGCCGGGTGCTAGAGTTACAGTAGAAGGGCATCAAGGTGCTAATATTAACTCATATCGAACAGTTTTAACTACTTTAATACCGATTGCAGGTACACAGAGTATAGAACTTACACAAGCATTTAGAGAAGGAGATATTGATAATGCTTCAGAAGGTGTTATTTCTGTAAAGGGTGATTTAGATACTACACAACAAATAGATGGTATTCGCTCCATAGGCAGTGTAGATTCACCTCTTATTGTAAAATTCTCAGGAGGTAGAAGTAGCGCTGACCATAGTGTACCAGTCTTCTTTGGTGGCGGGTTTAGTGGTGTTGTTTTAGATGTAAATGACGGTACTATGAATGATTATTCAGACTTCTATACCCATCCATACGCAAGTGGCCCTACAGGGGTTGCTGGTATTCAAAACGCAAATGAGATTGTTACAAGCCATGCGATTTTAGATGCTAACGCTATGATGGCTTTCTTCCCCGGTACTCCACTTTTGAATCAACATAGAGGCTCTTTAGTCCCACCAGCACATAATAGAGATAATATATTATCTCCTGATTTAGATTCAGGTTCAGGGACTGTTAACAGTGACCACCCTAATTCTTCCCCATACTCTTCAAATAACACAGTTCTACAAAAACCAAGTCCACTAGTTTTGAGATTCGCACATCCTACTGCTAGATATGAAGACCATGCTAATGGGACTGAAAATAAAACTACTTACATTATATTTGGGCCGGGTCAATCTTTTCCCTTTACGCAAGAAATAGCAGATTCTAGTGCAGTAAATTACAACACACAGCAACCTCATCCGGGTAGAGTTATTACCGCTGGAAATGGATGGTCTTCTGTACCTGAAGGTACTTTCCTGCCTAATCATATTGAAAATGATGAAGGTGATTATATGCCTCTATCTTCAACTTATCATACTGCAAGGAATCGCTTCCACTGGAGAACTCAATTAAACTGGGAAACGGCAGCAGGAAAAACAATAGTTGGTGTTTTAAATCAAAGACCTGAAAGCGGCAGAATGTATGGACAATTATTTGTAGATGGTGGCTCTACTGGAAATAACAATGACACCAAGCGTTCTATGCCTTTGCGACACAATTCACTTTTAGGATTTGGAATTGCTACTGGCGCAGATATGGTCTTCCATATGGATGGGGGTTATCATCCGGGTGGTAATTGGATGGATAACCAAATTACTTTCAATCCACCACATCCTAAATCTAATACTCTCCTAACACCTTGGGGAACATCTTCACAATTACATCCAACTGCTTATCGAGTAGCAGGTCCGATTACTACTAAAGTTTTAGATTATGCAGCAGCAGAAGGGACTTTGGTAGCAGCAGATGTAGATATGGAATACATCATTGTTGATGCAACAAGGTGTCAAAATGGGAATGAATTAGCCGCAGTTTTAGGAGCAGCAATCAACTCTTTCCCCGGCGCTGGTGCTTTGAAAGCCATTGGTGGTACACATATGCCTTCTATGGGTAATGCTATGCGTCAAGATAGATATGGTTGGGTTGAGTTAGACACTTTTGAGTCATACAATAATTCTTCTGCGCCTAATTATTTAGATTTCTCAAGTTCAACTATTACAACAAAAACTGCACTAGAACAGATACCCGCTTGTGGGTGGCTAAAAACCGATAGAAGTTCAAGTACAACTGTCCCTGCTTGGGCTTCTTATCACTCTAGAGAAGTGTTTGAGGATAGCGGCACTTGGAAAGTTAGATTCTATCTTGCGCCTAATAGAGTTTCAAATAATGCTGAATTTGAAAGTTACGTTACACTAGCGAATCCATCTGCTAACCCTACAATTTCAGGTACAGATACTAATTTGTATGTGTGGTCTAAAGCGGGTGTTCATAGGTTCAATAACCAAAATGGCACTTCTAGAGACCATATGTGTCAAACTCACTTTTCAGGTCTTGTAGATGCAATAGACCGCACTAGACCAATTGGTGCAGTAGGTTGGCATGGCGAGAGATACTCTTATCTAAACAGCCTAAAGATAGGTACAGAAGGATATTCTGCGGGTTTAGGTGCTTGGCATTCAGAACTAGCATTTTCACCCTATGGTACAAGTTCCGGTATGCTTGAAACCCTGAGCCATATGCCTATTGTAGCACCATTAGCGAGGTCTCCTGAAAGTTTACCACCAGTAGACAGCATTGGCTCTAGTTTGATGACTTATATTAACGACCCTTACGATGGTAGTACAGGTGTAACTTACACCACTAATAATTTAACATACGCTAGAAAAGATACAGATGATAATGCACCGGATACCCTTCACGCTAAGCCTGTGCATTATGATATCACATCAACACTACCGGCAGACTTAGCGCACCCACAAGGGTTGTTCGGACACGCATTTTTAGTCGTAGCGTCTGAATCTGAATTTGCTTTGATAGCGAAAAAAGATAGAGATGGTTCTATTGCTGTTGGAGATTTCTTAATTTCTAAAGGTGTTACTAGTAACAAATTACAATATGCTGGGACGACAAAATGGGATGAAAGATTCCATTCTCAAGACCGTTTCATTGCTCCAGCCCATGCCGGTCCTAATATTGAAGCATTAATTGTGGACGACACCGCTTTGCCCAGTTACACTACTGATTTGGCCGCTTACACTTTCCATACTGGAAGTGTTACAGATTTAAGATTAGAAAACGCAAATCCTGATAGGGCGAAAACTGGTGACTTAATTACAGATTTAGATTTCTCTCTTGGCTCCAAAAACTTAGAATCAGGTATCACTGCTGAAAGAAATGTAGTTCCTGAATTTTATACTGGTACTGCATATACTTCAGATTCAGATTATCCTGATGATTTTTGGAAAGGAGATGTTCATGCTTTTGATTTATACAAGCGTACCTCTGCTCTAAACTTTTCAACTGAGCATATTGTTTGGAAAAGAATGGATGGTGGTAATTTATCCCTTCCTGCTTTGAATGCTAGAGGTTTAGGCGCTGTACCTTGGACTACAAGAGTTGAATCTGATACAGCGTACACACATGGAGAAAAAATATACGGCAATGTGCGATTTAGTTTTGAAACTACAAATAGTGCTATGTTCCCTCTAATTCAAACTCAAGAATTACAGCAACCACAACTTGCAGATAAGCATAGAGAAATTACTGGTAATGTTTTGGTGATACCAAATGAAGAAATTCAATTTGAACAAATTTCTGTAGTTGATGATTCAGGAGAAACTCATATTGTAGAAGGCGGAAGCCCATTAGGAACTGTAATTAGAACCTTTAGAGTATTAGACGATAGAGGCGTAAAAGGTAGTTCCCCTTCTCTTGCGAACAGCGGTAATAAGCCGTCACTAATGGTTTCTTTACCTGACCCTGAAACTATTCCGGGTAATATCCTAGTTCGTTCAGGGTTTGACCCTATTATGGCACATCAAAACGAAACTTTCGGTAGTGGAGGGGTACTACAAGCAAACCTCGATGAAACCCAATTAAAGCATCTTTTCGATTCAAATGATAATGGTGGAGAATTACGACTAGGGCCAACTTATGAAAATTTGAATTGGGAACATATTGACCCAGTTTCAAATGATAGTATCAAAACTGGCTGGGTGGATGCTACAGAAAATGCGCCATTAAAAACCACATACGAATTACATGATAGAACTCTTTTCTTCCATGTAACAAAAATGGGTCACAGCCATACCCACAGATACCCAACCACTTACACCCATTCAAATGGTGTTGAAAATCAAGTTCTTACAGGTTCTTCTTGGAATTCTTCAACTTCAGTACTTACGGTGAATGCTACAATAAATACAAGAATTTACGATGCTGACTTTGGTACTAAAGAAGTAAGTGACGATAGAAGATTTATTCGCATTTACAACCCTACAACTGAAGAATCGGTGGTTGCATCATATACTGGTATTTCAGGAACTACATTTACGGGTGTTGTTGGCGATGTGGACTTTACAGATTTCATTGCTGCTCAAACTATTACTGATTTGAAGATAGTACCATCTTACTATATGCCAGCGGGAAGTGCTAGATTCTATGCTGCACAGCGTATGAGAGACCATGCAGAAGTAAGTGGCGCTTCGCCTGATATGGCTCATACTCAATATTTCACAGGTGTGGATTCAGATACAGAAGCCCACACAATTTACACAAAGCCAGTTCTTACACCAATGCCTTATCCTAGAATGGGTCATCATTTTGTCTCAGCCACTATGCCAATGTTACCGGGACATTGGGCACACCCTGCCTACCAAAGTGTGTATAGGAAGCATCTTGCTGAAAATTCTTCAGTCAAAGGGTTTAGAGATAGAGAATTATTCAACGAAGAAAAAACTCCTCTTTCTGTTTCTTCAGATATTTCTTCAAATGTTACGGACAAAATGAATCCTTTAGAACCTGAAATTTTCTTTAGTGGAATGACCGCTACACCTAGCACACCTAGCGATATACACGGCGGCGCTTTCACCTTAATGTTTGAAACTAGCGTAAAATGGGATGGTTACGGTGTTTTAGGCTCTAGAGGAAATGCAGGTGTAATTAACAAAGCAGGTGGGCATACTGTTGTTTTGGAGGCTGCTAAAAAATATTCACTTCAACATCATTTCCCTGACCCTCGTGAAGTCGGGGCTTATCAAATTGTAATACAGCCGAATTTATTCGATAGTCAAATCATAGGGTATCACTATTACAATAGTGTTCAGAAATTAACAAGTCAACAAGTACACACAGTTATTGGAACTGAGTATGTTGCCGCTGTTGGTGCTTTAGTTCTATACTTAGATGAAGCAACACAAGCGGATGTTAGAGGTTGTGAAGTATTCATCAATGAGATAATTCTTGACCAAGAGCCCGACTTTGGTTCACAATTTAACAAAATACCACCATTGTCTTTATTCAATCCATTCGGAGTTGAAATGAGTGAAAGCCCTTCGTTTACAAGAAGAGCATTCCCGTATAGTAAAATGTTTTCAAATGCCACACCAAGTATCACTTTGAATATTCCTTGGTGGAGTATTTTACATAAAGTAGCACCTGATGATTCAAGTGCAAATGGATTTAGACATTTATCTCAAATTAAATTAGATAATTACTATGAAGTATCGAGAAGTACTTTTGGTAATATAGGAATGCAATTAACAATTGCAGGATATCCATCTGTATATCCTGATATATATTCGCATATATTACAAAATACATCTCTAAATCCAAAAGCAACCGTTGTAAGTAGTTCAGGTACAACTGTAACTGTTGATGATGCTAGTATATTCCCTGAAACACCATATTATGGACAGAAATTAGAATATGTAGATTCTAATGGAAAGCGCAGAACTTCAGATTATACGAGAAGAAGCGGCCTTCAAAATGGAACTGTTAATGTAGCAAATCAATTTACTGGGGTATCTGCAACAGGTTTTGTATCTAATATTGTAGATGGTGAAACTGTAATTAGATTAACTAGAGCATATGATACAATGCCAGCAATTGATATATTTACAAAAATAGATAAAAGCATATTTGCAAGTAATTTAGATAGATTAAAAACAGGTACAAAAGATACATCTAATTTACATATACCTGATGCATATCTATGTATGTGGCATCACAATTTAGGGCGACCATATACATTCTATTCTGATTCTTCAAGAACATGGAATGGTGACGCAAATGATAGGGCCATAGATAAACAACCCTACAATTCAATGCCCGAACATTTTGAAACATTTAGATATCAAGATGCAATTTACGGAATGAGTCTTGGTCCATTCGATTTGAAAATTAAGACTCCTAATTCAACTAAAGATGGAAGTGTTACAGTTGCAAATAGCACACATTCACAAGCAGGACAAGACCAAGCATCAAATTACATTATGTTGAATCGGTTTTGGCCTTGTGGTAGTCGTGGTGGCCCTCACAGTAGCAGACCCGATGTATTCGTACAGGCTGCTGCTAGTTGGATAGTTCCAAGGGCTTACGGTTCAGATGATTTGTATCGTTGGTATGATAACACCACAATAGGCGCTGCTTACTCAAGAACTAATGGAATAACAAAAGCAAAAATCACAACAGGTCAATCTTACAGATTACCGTTTGGTTATCGTATAAGTTTGCGTCAAGCGATTAACAAACCTAGATGGGGTCTAATCCCAACTCGTGCCGCTCTTGAAGATGCTATTTCAGGCGTTTCTGCCACTAGTGTTGGATTTAAGGCAGGACCACTTGTACAAATCGAAACAAGAACTTGGAACGAAGCAGACGGTGGTGGGTCGAAAACATATCCTACAACTTATGTTGGAATAATGGAAAGATTGACTAATTTCGCTGGTCAGTTGGGTACAGACAAATACGAAGTTCAAGTTAGAAGAAGCGATGGTCGAAGGATGACTAGACCTTTTGGTTCTCCAGTTAGAACTCTAAGAAATAACAACAAGGTAGAAAGAGACTGGTGGGGAGATGAAGAAGGAAAGGGCATTACAAGGCTCGTAGAGGCTTCTCAGTACTATATGGTGGATTGGTGGGGTAATACTCGTGGAGAGGCTGTAAGACGTGCTCCAGTGCGTGGATTCGGTATTAGACCAGCATGGGACTGTGGGGATGCTTACGAATATGATAGAACAAACGGCAGAACACCATATCAGAGGGTTTGGAATAATGGAAAACCAATTTTCAATTTGAAGAATGTTGTTAATTCAAGCGGCGAAGTAAGCGTGACTACAAACTTTACAATCCCTAGATTTGGTGGAAGATTAAACACAGATAATACAAATTTATCTACAATCTTAGTAGATGTTTTTGCACCTACACACGCATTAAGAATTGGTGATATGGGTGGTGGAAGGGGTGTTAGATACCCAACAGCATTCAATGAAGATTTGCTAACTGAAATTTCAGCACCTATCCATACAACAGGTATGGTTCTCAGCCATAACACTGCCGAACCAACCTTTGGAGAAGGTCTGTTACGCCCCCGTAACGATGTACTGCAAGCCGATGAAATTCCTCGTGGGATTAGCGCTAGACTAGAAATCGCAGAGGATGGTTTGTTAAAACCGGAGGCTGTTGTAAGTGATAGAGTGGAAGAAATTTCAGGTTCTAGCCCCCACAAAGATGCAGTTTCTCGTTCTAGTCCAAGAATTGGTATTGATGCAGAAACTATTGAAGGGACAGAAAAATCCCATATTGTGATTAACACAGAAGCCCACAGTTTGCATACTGATAGAAATGTTGGTCAGAGAACTGTATTACATGGTGCTTACGCCATAGGCTCTCAGTCACTCGGTTACGCTGATTATACAAACTTCTCTTTCAATAACACAAATGGTGCAAACTCCGGTGTTTTGAAATTCAGTCACACATCAAATATGAGACCTCTTGGTGGAGACTATATTTTAGAAGCAAGAAATTTTGCTGGCCTTTTCAATGATACTGGTTGGGGTGTAACATCCTTAACTGGTTCAAATAAAACAACAAATCCATACCAAGATACAACAACCTATACCGCAGATACTAGAAAAAATAATGATACTGATAAAACAATTCAATTCTTAGTAAGACCAGTTAGAGTCTTAGATAAAAACCACGTTGAAATATTTAGAAGTAAATTCTCAGCATTGAAGCAAAGTGATGGGGATTACTTCCAAGGTAGTGCCGGTGGAAAATACGGACTGTTTGTTTACAACACCCCAAGCGGAAGAACTGCGACTACCAACTTACCTGATACACGTGCTATTCCAAATGCAAATGGACCGTATATGCCTATCATCTATATGTCCACTGGTAATGATGCTGTGCCGTCTTCTATGGGTGCTAATTTACTAGGTACAGAAGTTACAAATTTCAATAAGGATACATTGTTCAATACTGTTTGTAGATTAGTAATTACTGAAAATACGCTTCTCCACCACAGAAGCGATGCGCCGAGAAGAAAGAATTCTGAATTAATAGACTACAATGTAAAACCGAGATTTAGCCAATCTTTACATCCAAAGGGTCACAAGGCAGATGTGGACTTTGGAACTTCGGACCATACAGGTGATGCCGCATGACACTGGTTGAAGATTCGGTTGGCCGCTTCAATGTGAGTCCTGACGCTATAATGACTGAGACAAGGAAACCTGTTTTTGTTGATAACGCAGTTCACTATAGTTTAATCAATCCCCAAACTTCTAACAAACAAAAAGTTACGATTGAAAATAGAAAGAATGCTACATATCACACCGCTTCAAATTCTTCGTATGAAATTGTAGAAAATAATTCTACACTAGAAATAACTCATTCTGAAAGAGCAGGACATAGATACGAAAATGCCCCTTGGTATGAAAATTCAAAACTATCTTCAACTTCAGATAAAAGGATATTAATTTACGGAAAAGAAAAGCAAAAAGAAAGACTACAATTGAATAGTTTTGAAACTCATACTAGAGGTATTAAAGCAAATCTCTCTAATATGCAGGGTAAAACATTACAGGATATCGGTTTTACAGGAAATGAAGTATATTTGGGGCAACCAGTAGACATTGGGCTAAGAACCACCGATTACGCCTTACAATTAACTAAAGAAATTACAAGTGATGTAACATCTGTAAACATAGCAATGCCTAGAACTATTACTAATGCTACCTCAACGAGAAGAAAACATAGCACTACTTTCTTGGCTGAAGATGTAAAGAACATTCCAATACTTTCTGCTTTGAAATTTGTCTCAAGACATGATAATAGAGTGGTGTACTTTGACAGGTTTGGTAATATTATCTATGTACCTTTCAATTTTTCAGACGCTTCTAGAATGGTAAAATCTAGTTTAAGACAAGGTACAGAAAGAACAAATCCAGTTGATAGCGTAGTAAATCGAGTTACAGTAGCGGGTATCCCTTTGGCGTTAAACAGTAATGTCGAAGTTACAGTTGATGACGGCTCAAGACAGCAGGGTAAATTTGATTCTTTCATTCAATCAACTAACACGCCTGTTTTTGACTCTTCAATAAAAACTGAAAGAACCGCAAAAAGAATTGCTCGTCAAATTTTGAAAGCCACTGCTCTAATGAAAGGAGCAATTGAAACAGATGGACACCCAAATAGTTGGGATTTAAGACCGGGTAATTTAGTAACTTACAAGGGTAAAAAATATGCAATTATGGAAGCGGAACATTCTTTCGATTCTAATCTTTCAAATTTTAAATTCCTTGCTTTAGATGTTGGTCTTGAAGGTGCTATTCAGGGTGTAAACGAAGGGTTTGTTGCTGAAAGTAATTTATCCAATAAAGATACAACAATACAAATTAAAAAAGAAGATTTGAGTTTATTTGATGAACTAGATATTTCATTCTTTACAGTAGTAAAAACAAGAGATGTATCTAATAGCGGATACATCATCGGAAAGAATGCTGGGCGAAGCCTACCCGGTATAGGAAAAGAATCTATAGGCACAGCGAAGAAAAAAGTAATTAGTTTCACGGAGGATTTAGATGTCGGCTTCTGATAATTTGAAAAGAATTTTAATTGACACAATTGCTTCTAACATAAACGAAGTTGTGTTCGGTTTTGATGGAACACCGGCAACCAGCAGTGACGGCTCAGTAGGAAGACCAGCCGTAACTGTAACACCTACGATTACCGTACTTGATACTTCGACAATTTTGATTGAAGCAAACCTTCCAATCACCGAATCTTTCAATGAATCTATCAAGGAGGTACACCTCCGACTAAAAGATAGCAACGGCTTTACGCCGATATCAAGACACGCAATTCGACCTATATTGAAGACTACTGAAAATGAAATGAGCGTTCAGATACTTATGGAAGTGAAATAATGGCTAACTCACTAGACGGACATACAGACGGTGCGAATGAAGGATTAGTGGATGGAAGCCACATCATAAGTCCTAGTTTCACTAATCTTTACGAATTAGCAAGGGGGAATGGAATTCTTCTGTTAGAAGATGCTGTCGCAGATGACGGTGATAGAAACACACCTGCTAATTTACCGGGTGCTATTGCGACTACTGGAGATGCCCATATCGTTCAAGTGCGGGGCGGTCATGCTGTTATTGACAATGTTTTGTACAACTTTTGTGGTGGTGATGGGAGTACCGCTAACATTACGATAAACAGCAGTAGTTCTAATTTACAAGGTTCAACAACCGCTTTAACAAGTGGTCAAGAGTGTATTTTCGTTGTATATTTATGTACAGATGGTAATAATAATTCTTTAAGATTTGAACAAGGGACACCTGTTACAACAGCATCAGCATTTCCTACAACACCAAAAGCGTTTTTGAAAGACCCACTATCTTCTCTTACTTCAAAACAATCTTTTGTTATCGCCACTATTAGAGCAACTTACAATGGAAGCGCTGCTGCTGCTAATGATTTGAAAATTACAATTTCAGAAATAAATGATAAAAGAGGTTATATCCGACCCTCGCCTATTTATTTCGCACCATTAACTGGAGATTCTAGCGCTTCTGTTGATTCTCACACTGATTTAGATAACTTCCATGCCGCTGCTAATACCGAAACTGGTGACCTCACCACATCTTCGCTTGGTGCTATGTGGATGAGTAGAGGGCCGGATGACCCCGGCCAGTCTGAAACTAACGATGTATTGTATTTCTCCGGTTTCCAAGATGGTAACAGGCGAACATTTAGGCTCGGACCCGATAAATTAGTCAATCTTCCTTCTAGTGGTGGCACAACTACTTTCACTTTTGATGCTGGAACTAGTTACAGATTAGCAACAGATGTGGCTACGACTCTCAACCCAACAGGTACTTTTCCTAGTGGGCATACAATAGCGGTAGCAAACGCTAATTCAAGTGGTGCTACTAATAACATCACATTCGATGCTTCAGGTTTGAATGATACTATCGTACCTACAGAATCTGCTATTTATTCGTACAATGCTGATGGGTCTGCTTGGGTTAGAATGTTCAATTCTACAACAACTAGTACATCTTCAGACGGAGCATCAGGAAGAGTGCAACTGAGCGATGGGTCTTCAGGGTTTACAAGTTCTGCTAACTTATCTTTCAATACTAGTTCAAACGAGTTAACTGTAAATGGGAAATTAACCGTAACTGGGCTTATTGACCCTACTGGTCTAGAATTAACACCCCAATCATCCAATCCTGTAACGGGTGGTACTGCTGGAAATACACTTTGGTTAGATAGTACAGATTCTAATAGATTGTATCAAGGCTCAACTAAAATTTTACAAGTTGGAGATTCTGTTGCCAGCGATTTAAATTCGCTATCAGCCGGTGTTGTAGATGTAGCCACAGATTCTTTTGGCTTTATTGATTCTAATGATTCTAATAATTCTAAGAAAGAAACAATTGCAGATTTAGCAACCGCTATGGCTGGTACAGGGATATCTGCATCTAGTGGTGTATTCAATTTAGATGCTAATCAGGCCGGTATCACTAGTATAGGGCCAGCAGGTACACTTACTGTAAATCAAGATTTAACTATAACAGGGAATCTCACAGTAAGCGGTACTACCACTACTGTTGACACAGCCACTCTAAATGTTGAAGATATCAATTTAACTTTAGGAAATGGTGTTGGAAATGATGCTGCTGTAAATGGTGGCGGAATTACCTTAGATTCTTCAGATGGCGATAAAACTATTCTTTTCAGTGATGCTAACGATGCTTGGGAATTAAATCTCCATACCCTGCCTAGTGCAGATAGCACTTACGATTTAGGTACAACTCTAATTCGATGGAGAGCAGGATATTTCGATACGGTTTATGGTGCTGGAAATTTCACTACAATTACTGGTAGTGGCGATGTAACAATAGACACTAATGTGTTGAAAGTAGATACTACTACAGATAGAGTCGGTGTAGGACAGGCTTCTCCCGATGCAACTTTCCAAGTGAAAGAAACAGGATTCGGGTATGGCAGCACGACTGATGCTAGCACAAGCACTTCCACGGCAATTGATGTTACGTTATTTGATAGAACAAAATTTAGAGCAGCAAAATTGTTAGTAGAAGTTGAGAATACTACTGACGGCGTTTTTGAAGTTGCTGAAATGATTTTAACACACAACGGTACATCAGGTGCAGGTGCTACTGGAGCATCACTAACAACCTACGCCGTAGCGCAATCTGATGCATCAGAGACCGCACAAGGAACATATGATGCCGGTATAAACGGCAGCAACGTTGAATTACAAGTCACCCCCCTGCATAATTTAAAGAATATGACCGTGAAGGTGTCGTGGCAAGCAATAACAATATGATAAGGTGAATTAAATGGGCACAAAACTAGATTTCAAAGTAAAGAAAGGTATAGATGTTGAGGGTGGCGACATAACCGTAGCCAGCGGAAATGTTGTGTACGCTCCCACATTTGATACCAATGTCGCCGCAGCCGGTGTAACACTTTCAGGTACTACTCTACAAGCAGACGGTACTGACACCAACATCAACATTGCAATTACTCCAAAAGGTAGTGGAGAAGTAGATATCACAAAGGTAGACATTGATGGTGGAACTATTGACGGTACTACTATAGCCACATCTGATATTACAGTAGGTAGCAGTAAGACTCTAGACGTATCTGCTGGTACTCTGACTCTAGCCGATGACCAAATCAGCGGTGATAAGATATCAGGAGGTACTATCGGCACAACCACAATTACCGCACTCGCTGGGAATTTGAGTCTTGGTGATAACAATATCACTAATGTTGGTGATATAAACGCCGATAGTATTAGTGTTGATGCTTCTGCTGCTGGGTTAAATGTTGACTTTAGTGGTGCTGCATCAACTACTGCTAAAATATCATTAGGAGACAATCTTGCTGATGCTCTAAATATTACAGAAGGTTCAAATTCTTATATCAAATTCATAACAACAAATTCAAGTGAGCAAATTGTTTTTGGTAAGAATTCAACTTTTAGCGGCACTACTATTGCAAATTTGGGTACGGTTACTACAGCCGACATTAACGGCGGAACAATAGATAATACTGTAATTGGGGCAACCACGCAAGAGGCGGCTTCTTTCAAAACTCTTACAGTAATAGAAGGAAATTGGGCTAGAATAAATGGTACTGCTAGGGAAACTAATTCTAAACTTCAAGTGAACGGAGATGCACTTAGCGGTGCATCCGGCACAACATTAGATTATGTTGAAGCAAGACTACATACAGATATTGCTAATGATGATATTAACGGGACAGTGACTCCTTATGCCGGACTTACTAATACTTTCATTTTAGATAATAATGAGAATGCTTCTGCTACTCATCAAAGTGTTGTGTTTTCTATAGGTGATGGTGCAAGTAACGGTGAGCATTGGGCGATTGGTAGGAAATCAGGCGGCACTTTTAGTATAGGATATAAAAATACAAATTTTGACGATGACCCCGAAAACAACGCCGCTATATTCGATGCTCAAACAATTTTTGATTTAGATACAAGCGGTAATGCTAGTTTGTCTAAAGACGGAGCGACATTGGAATTTAACAACAATTCTCAAACTACAAAAATCAAGGCTAGCGGTTCGTCTTCCGCTTCTGTAAGTTACACATTACCACCTGCTGGTCCTGCTTCCAACGGATACGTACTTTCTTCTACAACAGGCGGAGTAATGACTTGGATAGCCGCCGCAGGTGGCGCAGACGGAATGGGAAGCGGTTTCGTTTTAGAGGATGGAGACGGTACAGAAGTCACAATTGATGAAAATAAAGAAGTGAAGTTCATTGATGGGGATGGAATAGAAATTAACTGGACTGATGTATCAACGGGCTCTGACGGAGACCCTTACGACTTAACTTTCTCTTTGGACATTGACGGAATGACCGACATTGGTGGGGGGCTTGCGTCAGGTGATTTATTCATAGTAGATGATGGTGCAGGTGGAACCAACCGAAAAACAACAGTAGATAGAATTGCTACACTATTGGCTGGTGCTGGTCTTACTGCAACTAACGCTGTAATTGCTGTGGATGCAGACCAAAGCAGCCAAATTACAGCAGTTGGAACTCTCACAGGTCTTACTGTAAGTGGTGCAACAGACCTCAACAACAATCTAACAGTTGATGGTGCTACAATTTCTCTTGATGCGACCACTTCTCTAAACATAGATAACTCAAACACCACAAATGGAATTACAATCGGTACAGCAACAAGTGGAGTTCCAATTTCTATAGGTCATACTACATCTGAAGTAACAATTAACGATAATCTAACCGTAACAGGAAATTTAACAGTAGATGGAACTACTACAACAGTGAATTCTACTACTTTACAAGTTGATGATAAGAATATAGAATTAGGAACAGTTGCTTCTCCTAGTGACTCAACTGCCGATGGTGGTGGTATTACTCTAAAGGGTTCAACTGACCACACAATTACTTGGGATAACTCAAATGATAACTGGACAAGTAGTGAGCATTGGAATTTAGTTACAGGAAAGGTATTCAAAATAAACAACACTAGTGTTTTGTCTGCCTCAACATTAGGAAGCGGAGTTACAACATCTTCTCTAACAACAGTTGGGGCTTTAAACAGCGGTAGTATTACTTCCGGCTTTGGTACAATAAACACTGGCTCATCAGCAATCTCTACTACAGGGACTTTGACTGGTGGAAGTATTGTAGGTACAAGTTTGGATGTTTCAGGAAACATAGAAGGTACAGGCACTTTGAGTCTTAACAACGGTACAAACACAATTTCTGCTGCTGAACTGAATGTTTTAGATGGAGTCACAGCCGGTACTGTAACGGCTAGTAAGGCATTAGTTGTTGACTCTAACAAAGACATAGGCGATTTGCGAGATTTAACCGCTACTGGTGCTCTTGAAGCAGACGGTTTACAATTGACTGGTGGTGCTAATTCCGCCGCAGATTCGGCCACAGTAGTAGCCATAATGGACGTTTCAGAAGCAACTGGTCAATCTTGGACAGGAAGTACCGCTTATGATATTGCTAACTATGCATTCGGGACATATAGAACTGCTAAATTCATAGTTCAAGTTAGCGATGGGACTGATACAGATTGTATGGAAGTTTTAGTTACATACGAGGGTGCTTCTGCTCCAGCGGCTTCCGCTAATATTTTCTTAACAACTTATGCGTACATTACAACAGCCGCTAGTGATTTAGGTACAATTGATGCAGTAAAGGGTACTTCTACAATTGACCTGCAATTTACTCCGGCTTCTACAGGGACATACTCTTACAGTGTGGTAAACACACTTCTAATCAAATGATGGATAGTGAAATCATGGTGATAATTTGGCAACAAAGAAGGATTTTATAGTAAAAAATGGACTTGTAGTAACAGAAGGTATAACCCTCGGTGGGCATACTTTTGACGATATAGACATAGGAAGCGAGTTTGTTGATACAGACGACCACATAATGTCTTCCGGCGCTATTAAAGAAAAAATTGAGAGTTATAGTTATTCAACCACAACAGGGACAGTAACTTCTGTTTCCGGTGGTACAGGATTAAGCGGAACAGTAACTTCTTCGGGTTCAATAAATTTAGCCGATACTGCTGTTACTGCGGGTTCTTACACAAATGCAAGTATTACAGTTGATGCTCAAGGAAGATTAACTGCGGCTTCTAGCGGTAGTGGTGGTGGTATTTCCGATGTTGTGGATGATACAACTCCACAATTAGGTGGGAATTTAGATGTTAATGGGAATAAAATAACATCAGTATCTAATGGTAATATAGTGCTAGAACCTAATGGTTCGGGTAAAGTACAAATCGGAGATACTACATACAATCCAAGCGGCATAACAACAGGAAAATTAACAGTAACAAGAGATGAAACAGAAGGCTCAGATACAGGCCCAACTCTAATGTTGGTTGATGGTGATAGTGATGCTAATAATGGGCCTGTTCTTAAAATGTATAGAAATACAGATTCTCCTGCTGATGGTGATGCTATAGGTTCTATTGGTTTTAATGGAGAAGATTCGGTAGGCGGTGAAAGAGGTTATGCGAGAATCCAAGCAGTAGCAGATAATGTAACAAGCGGTTCAAACGATGGCTCTCTTGAATTTAGAATATTTGCTAATGGGACACAAACAGAAGTAATGCAATTAGAGTCTGATGCACAAGCAGGTGCTAAAATGACTTTAATGGGTGTATCGCAAACAGGTGCAGTAGTTAGCGGGACATCAACTGCTAACAATTCTTATTTGAGTTTAATAGAAGTAGCAAGTGCAGACCATAAAGCGATAACTGCAAGTGTGCATATTACAGATTCAACAAATAATGAGGTTCAAACAGAAATGATTGTTGCTCATTTCGATGGAACAACCGTGAATTATACTACTTACGGGCAAATATATGATGGTGCGGCGGCTATTGGGGCTTTAGATGCAACTTATGTTCCGGTAGGAAGCAGAATTTTGATACGATTCCAAAATACACAAGGTTCAACAGCAACATTAGCGGGTTCGATACACGCTACTTTGCATCCATGAGGTGATTAGATATGGGAAGACAACCGTTTAGACAATTGAAAAGCGATGGAACAATGCAAGATGCGGGGGCTTCTGCTGGCGACCCACCCGGTTATAAAACGATAGATATGGATGCAAACTATGACCATTCATTTCACAAATCTTACGGTGCTTTTGGTGTGGATGGGCAATCAACAGGTTACACTATGAATTTTTTTATGCAAAGTAACGCATGGTACGCTTATCCCTTTGTTATGCCGAAAGACGGAACATTAGCCTCTATTGAATTACAAGTAGGAACAGCGGGTGCTTCGGGAGATGAAATAGCAGTAGCAATTTATCCAAGTGATGCTAATGGCGACTGTAGCGGGCAAACGGCTATTCTTCGTAAAACAGATGTTGATGTTTCGACAACCGGATATAAGAATATAACTTCAATATCAAGTCCTACTGTTACGGGCGGAGATATATATTGGTTTGTGTGTAAAGCGACTTTTTCTGATTTTCCCGGCACTTGTAAATTAAAAACATCAATAGGGGGATTACCTAATTTATCCGGTAGGGTAACAGGTGGCTCACATAGCAATACTCCTTTTTCCGGTGTATCAAGGTGGGGAACATTTAGTGGTGACCCGCCCGCAACATTCGCTAGTGGTTCTTCGGGTATGCAATACAAAATGGGGACACCAAGTAGTAGGTATATATTATTCAATTTAAATTATAGTTAAGGAGAGATATGTATGGTAAATGTAAGGCGTGAAATATACGAAGAAGACGGAACAGTAACAGTCGAAACTTTAGACATAACTATAACATGGGAAGAAATATTTGTTGAAAGAGAAATGATGATGAAGAATACTGACTCATTCGTTCTCCCCGATAGAGGGCTTACGGATTCACAATTGACTGATATTCAAAATTACAGACAGGCATGGAGAGATATTACTGATTATGCTACGGCTGATGAAGCGTATGAAAACTTACCAGTATTACCCGATTGGGTATTGGAAAACGAATTGATAGGTTAAATAGAAGGGCGATTTTTAGACTCTAGACTTTTGATAAAGTGCATAGCAACCCGCATATGCTCCCATAACAAAAACAAAACCTATCATAATGTAAGCGGGTAGAAATGAAGTATCTATTTCACCGTCTAATACGGCTGAAATTCCACTCACGTCAATCAATTTTCCCACTCCTCAAATAGTTCATCTAAAAATTTCATCATCATGCTACAAGTCGAGGTCGGTCGGGTCATGGTGTAAAAAATACACCACTACTATTTCTGACTTTCGTTTTATTTGGGTAGGAGGTACGGTGAAGTGCGAAGAAGAATTAGGAGATGAAGAGATACGCACTTGCTACTAGGAAAACAAACATCAGAACAACCTAAAAAAGGATAGAAACCAAAAAGCACACCGTTTAGCGTAGCAAACCTCCTATGAATGCTACCATCGCCTACCAAATAAACGCTTTGGCTTAAAAGTAGAGTCTTGCCAAAAATGCCCACATTGTTTACATTGCCAAAGATGAATTCTTTTCTTAAATTCATCATGGTATCTTGCACTTAATCTACGAGGTACGTGCTTATGGCTACACGCTCGACAAGTCACATTCAACTTGTCCATCAGTCGCCCCATTACTCCACCGGCCTTCTACTAACTATATCATCAATTCTTAAAATTGCAGTAGTTACTTCTGTTGCGCTAAGCACTGCTTGTTTGATTAATTTAGAAGGCTCTACAATATTATTTTCTTTCATTGAAACAATACCACCTTCGGTTACATCAGGTCCATGTGTTAAATCACCTTCTAACACCTTTGTCCTCATCGCTAGAACAGTATCCAGTGGGTCATGCCCTGCATTCTCCGCTATGGTAGCGGGAATAACCTCTAGAGCGTCTGCAAAGGCTTCTATTGCCATTTGCGCCCTTCCCCCTATCTTAGCGGCATGATTGCGTAGATGCGAAGCCATAGCAACAAAACTAGAGCCTCCCCCAAACACTACACTGTTTTCGGTTTTTACCATACCGACTACACCCAGTGCATCATCAAATCCTCTTTCCACTTCATCAAGAGTTGATTGGGTAGCACCACGAAGAACTAGAGTTGATTGGTCGCTCTCGACATTTCCAGTAACAAAGAGATAGTAGACATCGTTATGCTTCTGCTTTACGAGTTCCATGTCAGCGACATTTTCTATGTCGTTTACAGTCTGAGCCACAGGTAATTCAAGTGCGCTACTAAGAGCCTTCATCATACTTTCAGGCACTCGCCTTACAACACCAATGTCATTCTTCTTTAGATAAGCACAGATACTATCGTGTACTCCATCTCTTACGAACACAACACCCTTTCCATCTAACATAGAAACTATTTTCTTTGCCTTATCTAAAAGACTATCACTGCTTGATTGTTTGAATTGGGAATACTCATCTGCACCCATTTGAATTGAGATATTTTCTTCTGTTTTCTCATTCTCTAAACCAGTATTGATTAAAACTACCTTCATTTCTTTTTCGTGGGCGAAATCTAATACGAAATCTTTGCTAAGAATTACACCATTAAAAAGGAATGATTCTTCTATGCTACCACCGGGTAAACTAACTACTCTTACCTTGTCTGCTTCTCCCGCTTGCATTACAGCATCTACACAGATTTGACTCACAACTTCAGTAGCACTTTCCAAAGTTTTACCAGTAATTGCGGTTTTTGCTATATTTTTCAGCACTTCTTCATCCCCAGTAAATGCTACTTCACTTTGAAGATATTTAGTAGCCATAGTTGCGGCTTCGTGATATCCTCTACAAACTACATTGGGATGGAGTCCCTTGCTGAACAGACTTTCGCTGTTAGCAAGTAACTGACCCGCTAGAACTACTGTGCTGGTTGTACCATCGTAACACAAAGATTCCTGTGTCTTTGCTACTTCTACCATCATTTTTGCACCGGGGTGGCTGACATCTAATTCACGAAGAATAGTTGCTCCGTCATTAGTTACAATGACATTACCCGCCCCATCTACCATCATCTTATCCATACCCATAGGACCGAGTGTAGATTGGCAAGTTTCTACAATTATTTTTGCCGCTCTAATATTCATGGATTGAGCGTCTGCTTTCTTTTCTTCTTGATTCATTCCTCTTCCCCTGTATCTTCTACTGTGGTTTCTTCTGATGCATAAGGCCACTCTACTTGGTTAGCAATAACCGCAGCCATACGCTGTATATCACTCAAAGCCCCACCTTGAGTAATCGCTGTCAATA